GTGCCGACGTTACTTTTTCTAGGGTTTTGATGCCCCCCCGCCCCACTGGGATGCAATTCGATGCCTTTTCGATGCACTATGACCCCATTTCCGTTTTTTCAATATTGCACGAAGATCGCGCCGAGACGAGTAGGGACAGAATGCCTTGGTGGTTCACTTTAGTCCCACCAGTTTGCCACCAAACTGGCAGATGGGCTTGGGTGGGTTCTGGCCCCACCGTTTCGTTTCAGGGCGTGCTGCCGGCCGGTGCGTGAGCGTTCGCAGGTCGTGCAGAGCCCGCGCAGGTTGGAGCGTTCGCGGTTTCGCCAGTTGCCGTCGATGTGGTCCACCGACGTGGTGGGTTGGCCGCACAGGCGGCAGAACGGCTCTTCGCGGCGGACCTGTGCGCGCTCTGACTTCCACTCCTTCGAGTTGTAGAACGCGACCTGTTCGGGATCCGTGCGGCGGGTAGGAAAGGCATGCTCGGCGCAACGGCCCTGGTCGGTCGCCGGCTGTGGACACCCGGGGGTTCCGCAGATCCTCGTTGGCCGCAATCCGCCTCCAAACGACAAAAGCCCCGACCCAGGTCGCTATGCCTGGTCGGGGCCTCGTGTGGGCGCCACGTGTGGTAGTTGTCGACTACATGGTACGCAACCCCTTGCGTAAAATCAAGCGGCGCCTTGGAATGCACGAGCCCGCGCTGAGATCACAGCCGTCCCGCCATTCGCAATCCAACGATCGAGTGCATCCGGGTCGAAGCGCATCACCCGGCCGATGCGCACGACGGGTATGCGGCCGTCGCGAGCCATCACGAAGTAACAGGATGCTTTTGGAGGTACTTCAGCATCCTGTAGACGGTCTACATGTTCCGGGTGAAAAACCACTGTTCAAAAGCTAGCATTTGACAACATTTCTGGTTGGGAACCCCTCGGTCTTCCCAAAAATTCCGTTTATCTTGTCGGTTGACGGGGCGCGATTTCCGTTCCCCGTGTAACCCCCAACGGGAGCGGCCGTAATGATGCAGACCACCACAGCACGGCGAATGCTCGACACGCACGGGGCCGCGGAGTACACCGGCTTCGCGCGTTCGACCATGGCCAAGCAACGCCTTCGGGGCGACGGTCCGCCATACGTGAAGGTTGGCGGGAAAATCTTGTACCCGCTCGAGGAGTTGGACGCCTGGCTTGATTCGCAGCCTCGCCTCACGAGTACGGCTTTTCAAGCTGCGCCTTGAAATGCGGCCGCCGTGAGGTCATACCGGTGCCCGCATTTGCATTCGTAGGTCAGCACTGGACGGGTTGGCTCTGCCTCGAACCGGTGCCTCTCCTGCACGTACAGCCGGAGCGGTGGCATGCGCCGGCAGTGTGGGCAGCGGGCGGCCGAGGGTGCCAGCCGGACGGGGTCGGCGGCGGGGTCGCCGGTGGAGATTTCGCCGGTCATAGAAAATATGGAATGTTGGGTGGCGGCACTGGCAGCGGAGGATACTCGCCAGTTCCGCCGACCGGCGGTTTCGGAAGCTCGATTAGGTCGAGCCGTCTTGGGAACGGGTGCCACACGCCGTGTTCGTGCTTTGGCGATCCACGATGCGACCAACGAACGACCGGGATCCACAGCACCCAGAGTTCAATGGTCCAGCCTCTCCGCGGCGTAGCGGGTGCGAATAGATCAATCGCCATGCGTCAACCATTCCAGGGCTTCCTGCGGTTGGACCCGCGTCCAGCTGCGCACCTTGCTGTTCGGCGATCCGACAATCACCCGGACGCCGGCATCGTGCAGTTGCTGTTTCGCGGTCCCGAATAGCCAGGGAATGTGATACAGGCCGCCTCGCGGCGAGCCCGGACGGTTGGCGTACCCACCATGACCATCGATCCCCAGAAGCGCGATTCGCCGAGCGCCCATGAGCCAAGCGAGACCGAGCGCGCCGTATCCGCTGTTGCCCGCGTGGACGCCGGTCGGGTCGCAACTCAGGCCCGGCTTTCCGGCCTTTGCGCCCTTGCCGTGGATCCGCCGCAGGTAGGTTACGCAGGGTTCGGGCGGGTCGCGGTAGTGGCGGGGAAGGGCGGTCGGGTCGCCATAGTGCTCGTAGACGGCGGCATAGTAGACCGTGCCGGGCAACGGGCTCGCCATGATCTTCCGGTTCTGGATGCTCGTATCCAGCGTGAACCAGAAGTCCGGGAACGGGACTAGTTCGATCGCCGCGTTGACCGTGATCGTGACGACGCCTTCCGGAATGTCGAGCTTCACGCCTTTGAGTGATGGGCCGGACCCGATGATGGCGATCCGGTCGGCGCGGTGCGTGACCTGGCCCCAGGGGACGACGCAGGCGGGGGCGGTTACGGTCTCAGCCATTCCATCGCCTCATTGACCGTCATCCTCGGAAAACAATCCACCATCGACCGCGGCGAGCCGTTCACAACCTGCATGCCAGCCGCTTCCAGTTGCGCCATCGCCGTCCGGAACAGAACCGGCAGATGCTTCAACGTGCCCGGATTCCCATCGCCCCACGCATAACCGGCCTGCGTCCCGTCAACGCCGAACAGAGCCACCTTCGCCGGTCGACCCATGAGATACGCGAGTTGCAGCGCACCCCACGCGCTGTTGCCCACGCATATCCCGGTCGGATCTTCCGACAGCCCGCGCGGTGACTTGTCGTCGTTGACTGCGCGATCTCGACGCAGATGCACAATGCCGGGATGTTGCCGTCCGTACGGTCTGACCGCGACGTAATACCGTGTGCCCGGACGGCGGTGGAGCATTCGCGTCATATTCGGCTGGCCGCGGCCGAGATAGTGCGCGTCCATGCTGAACCAGAAGTCGGCGCGGGGGATGTGGTCGATCGCTGCATTCACGGCAATCACGGTGACGGAGCGCGGGAAGTCGAGCGCAATGCCGCGAAGTGATGGGCCAGACGCGACGATCGCAACGCGCTCGACGGTTTCCGTCACGCGATTGTAGCCAGCCGGGGCGCGGGGGATAGCGGCGGAGTGTATCATGGTCGTCGTATGCTGCGCCCGTGCGCTGCGACCGCGGACCGGGTCGCAGCGAAGTCGAGGACAGTCTTGCCTTGACTGTCACAGATCCGGTACGCCGAAATGTGGTACGCCTCCTCTTCCCACCCCGTTGCGATTGCCTCCTCCAGCGAATCATGGCCAGACGCCACCGTCGCCCCATACGAATTCATCAACAGGACAAACGGCCTGTCAGCAGCCCGGACGGCCGATATTTCTTCGGGGTACAAATCGCGCTCTGTCATTCCATTCGCCTGGCTTTCGGATTTGGTGCGAACCCCATGCAAGCCCGGTATCGGAGCCCACCCTTCCGGCGGATCGTGGCGCTCTGTGTGCATCGCGCCGCCGTTGATGTGAATCTCAAACTCGATCGATGCGGTGCCGTTTGGTTCCTGGTCGTACAAGCCTCGGTTTTCCGGCTTGTAGATGGCGGTCAATCCATGCATCACCTTGATCGACGCATACACGTTGTCGTTTTTGTGGAGAAAAACGAAGTCAAGCAGTCGCCGGAATGTGTCCTCTAGTTTCTCCCGATTCTCGGGTGTCACCGGGATTGTCAGAATGCCGCTCATTCCATCGCCTCCCTCAGATTCGTTTCCATGGCCGCCTTCCACTCCGGCCGCCTGTACCCGTGCCGGTTGAGCACACCGGAGTACGGATCCCAGCACGCGCCCATGTCGATCTGCGTGACTCCGGGATGCGATTGGGCAATTCGCCACGCGAGCACTTTTGTCGGATAACCGAGGGACCACGTCAGCACACCTTCGAAGCCCGGACCCCAGCGCCCCAGCAAGAATGAGACTTGCTGCTCGATCTCATCCAGGTCTCCGATGCCGGTATCCGGCGGGACCAGTAGCCAATCGACCGCACCCAACACATCCGCGATGAAGGACTCTGCAACGGTATTGTTCGCCACGACAATGACCGTTCGCTTTTTCAGCGCCCGAATAAACGGCCCCAACTCGCCGCGCACATTCGCGCTCGAAATGATTTCCTTGTGCACCCAGCGCACGTTGATCGCGGCCTTGCCGAACTCCGGATCCTCCAGCGTGCTCGCGGTCTGCACCGGGACGTTGATGCCGTGGGTTCGCAGCCATTTCTCGGCTCGCGTTCTCCGCGGATCTTCGCGACCGCCCGGATTGTAGCCGTGGAACGTCAGGCGCGGTTCGAGCAGCACCTTCGCAAGCTCGGCCCCGACCTCGGCGTTGAATGCGCGACCGTCGGAGTTCGTGCCGACCATTCCCGTGATCGCCATGAACTCGCCATCGCCGCCGATGTTGGCGTGCGTGAACGGCGTGCCGGATTCGAGTAGCCGGACGTAATCGTCGATTCGCTGGGGGACGGGGATCGGCTTTGTCATCGTGAATCCGTGACCAACATGAGATGGAACGATGGTCCACGCCGATCATAGGCCGCTGCATACCAGTCCGGCTCAAAGTCTAACGAACGACCGAACGGCTCGACCTCCCCGTCGTAGAACTCGTTCACCAGACGGTCTGTCTCGGACAACGCATCCTGCAAGGTGGCCGCGTCGAATTCTCCAAGCTCTACCGTGCTTAATTCGCCGGGGTGCCCAACTTGGGCTGTCAAGACGTAGTGGCCTACAACTGCGCTCATTTACGTGCTCCTCTCGTATCCGCAACGTTCCATCACATCCCCGCCAATCCGCCAGAAGTCCTGCGTCATCGCTTCCGTCCACCGATCCCAACCCGGAAACGTGCCCGGTCCCGCGTTCTGCGGCTGGGCCTTGAACTCGCGCCATGACGCCTCGTCCAACTCGCCGCCGAAAATCGCCGCCAGCTTCCGCATGCGTTCCGGATCCTCGCCGACAAGGTCCTCGATTCGAAACCGGAAGTCGGCCGGAACGTGCGCCAGCATGTGGTCATTTTTCGATGTCCATTCCCAGACCCAGCGGGCGAACGGCGTGCCGGGATTCCGCTCGCAGGCCGAGCGCACGACATCGCGGCCGTCACGGACCAGGTGCACGATCGGGATCGCCGGGTGCGCCATCCAGCTACCGACGGCCCACGCGAAAAGCGAGTTGACCTCGACGTGCCGGATCTTGCCAACGTGCGGGAACGGGACCGTCTCGTGACGTGCATCGATACCAGCGCATTCGCGAAGCGCGGCGGCGGTCCACATGGAGCCGGACCGGCCCATGCCCGTGATGAGTCCCGGCGTCGCAACCGTTCGCTCGCGCAGTGTGGCCAGAATCACCTTGATGCAGCGCCCTTCGCGTTCGGGAAAGTCCTGCACGATGCTGACGTCGTAACCGATGCGGCCGAACAGGAGCGTGAAAGCGTCCAGCAGTTCGCGGGTATGCGTCTCGATCAGCCAGGCGCGCGGACCCGACAGGATGTTGTGCGGAACGTTGAGGAAGAATCGCTCGCATTTCTCGCAATCGACCTTGACGATCTCGGGCGCGAATCGGGTCAGGATGTCGCGTGCGTTTTCGGCCGTGAGCGGATCAATCGCCAGGACGCGAGACTCGGTAAGCGCGAACTCGTGAAGCTGTGCCAGCCATTCGGGTTTCTGTTCGCTCATCACGACGCGGGCCGCGCCCTGATCGAGGAACCAGCGGGCCGTTGTCCCGTAGTCCGCGCCGATGTCGAGGACCGTGGCGCCCGTGTACTTGACGGCGCCGTACATCGCTTGGAGGTCGCCGAATTCGGTTTTCATAGCCCGACAAGTTTCGCAAGCTGGATATTGCGCTGTGTACGCGCCGCGTTCTTTTCGTCCGGCCGTTTCTCTCGCCCGTTGTCATGCGGCCGATGGTCCCGGCTGGCAATCGTGTGTTCGATGATGACCGGCTCACCCGCAGGATACGCCCACGGCTTATCGAACACGTAGCAATAGCGGCCGGGAAGGCGCACAGTGTTTACCGCGTGCTTCAACGAGTCCCATGTCTGCCAGAGGTTTCGTTGCCCACCACCGTCGATCTTGCCGAGCTTGCGCCGGCCCTCGTTCAGCCTGCGCCACATATCTAGCAGAACGCGAGCGAGCGGTGTGTCCCCGAAGAACAACGTCCCAGAGAGCAGCCGGTGCGGACGGTCGCATCTTCCGCCGTGGACGCAGGGGCAGACCTTCGTGCGATTATGGCCGAATGCTGGACCGGCGAACCAGTGGACCCCGAAGTCTGCATTGAGCGAATCGAAATAGGCATCGCAGTTCTCATGCACGAACGCATCGACGTCCACGTACAGCATTGGGCCGCTGATCTCGTCGCGCAGTCGGCGAATGAAGTCGGCTTTGTAAGCCGTGTTGGCGAACCAGCCGCCGCGATCGGGAAAGCCCTCGATGTGATGGCGCATACCGACGCGATCGAGCGAAGCGCGGAGGACGGCGGCCTCGGTTTCGTAGGGCGTGTCGATCGAGTAGCAGGCGATGGTGATCATTCGCGCTCCCTGAGTCTGCGCATCGTCTCGCCGCTGGCCAGTCTGGCCACGGATGCCAGCGGTCGCACAAGTAGCTTGGTCAGCCGCCACAGTGAAACCGCCACGACTGCGACTGCCAAGGTTGGCCAGCCACATGCGATCGCCGTCAGTATTTGGTTGGTTTCTTCATCAGGGATCGGAACCCGGCACTGGCGCATGAAGGCTTCCGTGGCTAATTGCGAGCCGCGCTCAAACAGCGCGATGGGCGGCCACAAGCACGCCAGGCACAACGCGGGATTACCGAAATCCACCCGCTTTCCAGCCAGCAGCCGGAACGCGACGCCAATACCCATCGCGTATGCAACGACCCCGCCCAGTCCTATCGCCAGCCATGTTAGAGTGGTCATTTCAGTAGCCCCATCACACCGTTGAAGGTCACGTCTACGTCCATCCAAGCGTGGTGCAACATGTGAAACGGCGATCCCGTGTGATTCCCCTCAATGTAGCGATGCACATGCACCGGCCAATACTCCGGCTTTATCGCTTTCCCGCGCTCGTCTACGAACTCACCGGGCGCGACGAGCCCCGCGGCATGCGTGATCATGAGCAGCGGCCGACCGCAAAGTACCGCAAGGTGCGCGAGTCCCGCATCGGTCGCGACCACCAGCCGGGCCGCGTGCATTGCCTCGATCGTCGCGTCCAGGCCGCGTCCGAAGTCCCACGCCTTGACGCAAGGCACGTCGTAACTGGAATCCGCTACGCCACCCGCAAACACGGACAGGCCCTCCGCGCAGAGGCGGCGCGTGAGTTCCGGCCAGCCGTCCCAGTTCTTGCCCTTGCCGTACTCGCGCTTTCGCGGGCAGACGACGACATCGCAGTTGATGCCCTGGCGGATCGTCGGCTGGGGCACGAAACGCTTGCGTGGAAACTTGTCGGTCGGGCGGTGCATTCTCGCGGTGTGACCGAACCGGCGACGGGCATCGGCCTCCATTGCGGCAACGAACTCGGCATCCTTCGCGAAGTTGTTGCGGCGAAGATCGTCCTGTCGGCGCGGAACTTCGATCAGGTGGTCGGCGCTCGGGTACAGGGCTTCCTCGCCGATCTCATGGTAGACGGCTTTCGGGCCGGGTAATGCGTGGACGGCGGGCACGTACCACCAGACTTTTAGCCCGAATTCCGAGCGCAACGGGAGCGCGACATTCATTCTGCCGCCACTGGCGTTCCCTTGGCCACAATGTCCCGCAACTCTTTCGCTGTCCTGTCGGCGACTCTGCTTGACAAAGACTGAACGAACCACGCAACCGCCGACCCGAACCAGCCGAACGCAGCAAGGAGGGCGACAACCGACAGGTCGAAGGTTATTGAAAGCCATCTTGGCAAGGGCGAGGTCTGTAGGTCAGCGGAGATTTCTTTCCCGTCCTTCTCGTTCGCCACCTTGATGTAGGTCAGTGCGATGGCGTTACCGATCGACAGCAAGGTGTAAGACCAAACCACGAACAGCGTAATATTGCGCGCCCATGTCGCTCCGTCGAAAAGCGCAAAGGCTACCAACGCGACGAACGCAACGTTGAAAGCGGTCCAAGCGACTATCCTCATGGCCTGTTTCACGCCGCCTCCCATTCCTTCCTGAGCCAGTGCGTCGATTCCAGCGAATCGAGTTTCGGCCGAGCGTAGAAGCAGACGATTCGCGCGTTTCGCGGCGGCTTCACCACCGGACGCCGGCCGATGTGTATCTTGTAGCTGACGACCTGCCCCGGAAAAAGATCCTGCACGAACTCGTGCGGGCCGATGTGGTCGCGGATGAAATAGTCCATCCGGCCGAGCGGCCTTTCGGTGTTGATCTCTTTCCACGGGTCGCGGATGAACGCGTCCCACACGCTGCGCATCCCGTCAGCTTCCCAGAGCACTACGGCGGAGCCGATCATGCCAGCGCGGTGGAAGTCGCGGAGGATTGCGCGCTCGCCGGTCCACGACAGCATGTCATCAAGCGGGCCGACGACGACCTTGTCCAGATCGAGCAGCATCACGCGGCCCGGCAACCTGAACGCCTCGATCTTCGGCCACCAGCGCGGCCAGTCGTATTGCAGCGGTATCGTTTCGACGCCGGGCACGTTCACATCCGAGAGACATACGAAGCGGGTGCACGGCGGACTGTTGCGGCGGACGCCAGCGGCTAGACGCTGCACCCAGATCGGCGAGTAGGCGCCACCGGAACGGAGAACGCAGGCGACGGTGGTCATGGCTGTCTGTGCCGCTTGCGTTGTTCGGAGATCATGCGGTCCAGTTCAGCGTTGAGGTTTGCGATTTCTGTCGCGGTCGTGTCAGCGCCCCGCCGAGGTTCAGCACGATCCCGACAACAAGTGCGATTCTCATAGTCAGGGGCCCTTTGTCTTGACGATTCGGAACGGTGCACGAACTCCCGCGCTATGTCGCTCCGCCGCCTGCAGCGCCTTCCTGATCCTTGAGCGTGCCCGCAGATGCTCGGTGGCGTACAGAGCGCCAACCGCGATGCTCGCCCCGCATCCAACCGCCGCGTATCCGTCCTCAAACTCACCAACCTGGAAGTCATCTTCGACGGACCAGACGCGGCCGTTATACCCGACGATGAAGGTGCCCCCGCTTTCGCGCTCATTGTCTTTCTTGATATATCCGCCCGACCTGAAGCATTCGCGAATGGCATCAACGAACGTCGTCGCCATGAATTGAGCGTCCGACACTCCGCTCTTGTGTTCGGGCGGAGTGAACGACCATCGAAGTAGTTGGCCCATGCGGAAGGATGAAGTAAATCCCATGACGAACGGGCCGTTGCGGAATACTTTTGCATCAGCGCGGATGCTCAGGTTGTACCCAGCGACCCCCGCGCTGTCGGCGCCGATGTAAACATGGCCGTCCTCCACCAACCCAACGATCACCGTCACAACCTAGCCTCCATATCCCCGATCCCTCTCGCCAGCACATACACCCCGCCGCTCGCCTCGACCGCAACCTGGAACGTCCGCTGCGCCATGCTCTGCTTCCCCTTCGCCGACTTCACTTCGACGAAGGTGATCCCTCTCTCGTCGCCCCAGAACACGACCAGATCCGATAACCCCTCGGTAACACGGGTCTTCCGGTTCTGCTCGTTGTCGACCAGGAAGCAAGCGCCACGGTGCAGACACCAGCGTTTGATCTCCATCCGGATCTCGGCCTCGAGCCGGTCGTCGCGTGACGGCTTGCGCTCTGCTGCCGGCTCCGTCAGTTCCAGCGCCTCGCCAATCGCCGACCGCACCGCTTCGCCCACGATGTCGCCACGGTGCCGGAGCAACTCCAGCACGGCGGGCGAGAGCGAGGTCAGGCGGTGGGCGAGGTCGGTCATTACAGCGGCCTTGTGATCTCAGCGTGAAACCTTGCCTTGGAGATCGCAGGCCCACTCTTCACGGGAAACGTGGTCTCTATCTGCACGCGCGACACGTCGACGGTCAGGCCACTCCGGAATGCGGCATCGATGTGTTCGCAAGCCGCTGCCAACGCTTCCCGAATCCGCTCCGCATGGCCAGCATCGGTGAGCGGCACGATTGCCGGATCCTGCCACGGCACGCTGCTGTCACCTTCCGGCACCGACGCGCTGTCCGCGCTCCACCACTCCACCGGCTCTGGCGCCGGCCCGCGCCTTTCTTCCGGGATCTCGACGAGCCTGATGCCACCCGAGCCGTCGGGCGTCTCTTCCTGGTTCGGGCGCGGGTCGAGGACGGCGGGCCAGAAGGGCCAGTCGGGCGGCATGGCGGGACTGTACTGCACGTGCAACGCCAGCCACTTTGCCGGCTCCAGCGTATTCTTCAGCGCAGCCAAGTACGCCGGCACCGCGTGTGGCGGCAGTTTCGCCAACGTCTTTGAAATCTGCTCCGCCGTCAGTCCGCCACCCGTGAACGCCTCGATATTCACGGGATCAACGGGAACGGTCCTGTTGCCCTCGGGTGTTGCGACGATCCAATTCATTGCGTGCTCCTTTCGGGTGTCTCGGGCTCCCCCAGACGGGCCAACGTAGTAAACGCTATGGCGGTAGCGTCAACGATGGTGCCGCGACAGTCCACCACCGCTTCCAACGCCTTGCGCGCCTCTTCCAGCTTCTTCGCCAACTCGTCGCGCTCGGCCTTGAATTCGTTGACGAGGCGTTCTGTAAATTGTTCGCGCTCTTCGATGTTCCACGTCTCACAGAGATCCAGGTCATCGCAGTGGAAGCTGTCCACCAACTTACGTAGCCTGAGCCGTTGCGCGTCGTCTCCACCTTCGGGACGCTCGGCCGCCTCATCGCCTGCGGGCTCACAGTCGTCGAATGGTCCACTGCACCACATGGCCCTGCACTTGACGCCAGCGCGATGCGCTGCACGAACGATACACGTTGGGCAGAGCAGCCCGCCCTCGTCACCCGTTGGACTGATCTTCGCCCATACATCATGCGGTACGACGACATCGCAGAACCCGTCATCGTCATACGGAAGGCCACAGTCGTAGCATCGAGCACCGGGAGCGGAGCGGAGCGCGGCCAGCAGGTTATGCGCGATCGTTCCAACGCTCTCGCGAGACTTTCGGTGATTGCCCCAATTCGCCAGCAGTTCAAGAATTTCCTCGATTGCCTCTCTCACCTTGTCGTTATTCATTCGGTCCGTCCTTCCGCTTCCCTGAGGACCGTTCGCAACTCTCTCACGAGCCAAACGGGTGTCAGCGCGCGGTCCGGCAACCTGTCGTGTTCATCCCACTTGTCTTCGCAGTCGGGCATGGCCGCGAATTGGTCATATTGGCGAAGCAGATCAGCAACGCGCGCATCGTCCACGATCCTGCCAGCGACACGTTCCAATTCCGCCACCCGTCGCTCCAACTGCACAGCTTTCTCGGCCGCCTCGACGTGTACTTCAAGATTCTGCATGACCTCATCGTCGTCCTCATCGTTCGCCGCTGCCATGAGCAAGCGCACTCGTTTGCGAAACTGTTCCAACTGCTTCGCGTGTGCAGCGAGAGCGTCAACTTCGCTCTCCACATCCCAACAGTCCACTTCCGGATGATTCAGTGTCAGCACTTCCAGAATCGTCTCGCGCATTTCATCCACGGTTCGCGTGGTCGGTGTTGGGTCGCTCAATTCGCCTCCACGATGCGGCCGTTCGAGTCCTCGACACGCAGATTCCCGACGACACGGAGAAAACCGTAGCAGTTCGGGCACGTAGTCGCGTAGGCATATGGAGCAATGGTTACAACCACTGGCCCGTACCTCCGCTCCGCTGTCGTGCAGAACACCCGGTACGAGTCGCGTGTCTTGGTCACCACCACGTGCCCGGTTGCGCTAGCGTTGCACATCGTTGCCACCCTTCATGCTGGCCTCCAGTTCGTCGGCCCACTCGTCGACCCAGTCCGCTGCGTCATATGCGTCAGCGCCCGGACCGTCGAATGCGCGGCGGTTGCGTATCCTGACCGCAATGTCTCGCATCACGCCTGCTTCCAGTTCACCCGTCAGCGCACGAGCGGCGAGACGACGGGCGTCGGCAGAGAACGCAAAGACAGCCGCCCTAGCTGCGTCGAGGATGTGTTCATCGGCGTACTCGTCCAGAAGGGATGCCTCCTGCACCAGCTTGGCTGCCACGGTACGTCGCACTTCTTCCGGTATGCTCATGTGTCCCGCCTTTCTGTTCCGACTTCGCCGACAGGAAACCCGAAGTCCGCTTCTGATTCGCCCGGCCACAACGATCCAGCGAAAGGCTCGCGCTCGTATCCCGAGCAGTCGCGATCGCACAGATACATCACGGTGGGAACTGAGCGACCACGCGGCGCCTTGCGCTGATGGCATACCGTGCATGTAACCGCGACGCCGACCTTGTTCGGATTCAGCGTGCTCATGTGTCCCTCGGGTAGACGAGCCCCGTGCCGTGGCAGTACGAGCATTGCAGCATGGCACTGGGCGTGCTCACAATGGAAATTGCTTGAGTCTGCGACGGTAGCCAAACGCCCCGCCCGTTGCACTTGTCACATCCTCTCGGATACTTGCGCACCGGCTCATCCGGCAGGGCCTTCACCGAGTCAGCCATGCGCCCCATCCTTCCCTAGCAGCGCCGTGTATCGCAAACACTCAACAACTCCCTTGTCGTGGTCGTATGCGTACTCAATGCAGTGGCAGGCATCGCCGAACTCGCACGGTGGCCGCATACGCTTCGGCGCCAACAGCCCGTGTTTTACCGCGATGTCTTGAATGCCCTCGTACTCCAGTTGATACTCTTGCAGGATCTCGATCGCGAACTTGCGCAGCTTCTCGCGGTCCCCCACGCTCGCCACTGAACCGTGCTCGCTGCATTCTGGCGACGGACCGCATGTGCACTCAGGATCACCGCGTTGCTCTCGTGCGAAGGCAAGGCCGTCGTTCCAGCCGCGCAGGTACTCGACATCGACACGCTTGCGCAGCGTCTCGTTTTCTTCTGCGACTCGTTCCAGTTCCTCGACCACCAGTGCATCGACCTGCTCACCGCCGAGCCCCAATCCGCGACGTTGCACAACCCCTTGCAGCCGGCCACAGACGCGCTTGTAGTTGTCCACCAGCAATCGCGCATGTTCGGCTGTGTCTGTGCCCGGACCACATTCCAGAATCTTTCTCACGCTGTCGCGGTCTTCCTGGAGCGCGCGGACGGCATCAAGCGCGCGGACGTGAACGGCATCGCACTCGTGCATCGGTACTTTGCCGCGCCCATCGGCTGGTTTGCCGGGCGGGGTGGTTGGTGAGGTGCGGTCATGCAGTGCGCCCCCAGGCGTTTCCTTCCACCCTCAGCGCCATTGGCCCGCAAGGGCGGCGGATGGATCGGGAGAGATACGTAGTATCTCCCATCCGCCCTCTGCTATGGCACTGAATCTTATTCATAATCCCTCGTTAACAGGTTATCCGACCGTTTCCCTGAGTGTTTCCCGGCGTTTCCCGGCGTTTCCCATGCCGTTTTCTGCAAACTGGGGATCGCGCCATCGTCCCAAAATCGGACACCGTTTCCCTGAGTGTTTCCCGCTTCGCCAGAAATCGCGTAAGTCATTGTTTTTCACGTTTCCTGGACGATTTCCTGCCATGTTTCCTGAATCGCCATCTTTCCGGCTACGAATTGGCGTCCGGAACGGGTACCGCCGCCGGTGTCTCGGATGGCCCCTCGAGCGATCAGGCGTTGGAGCGCGGCATTGATGTCGACGGTCTTGCCAGTCACTCCAGCGCACACAGAGCGTACGGAACATTCCGGGTGAGACTCGACGAAGAGCAGGATGCGGGTGTCCATGCTGAGTTCGCCCCCTTCAAGGACGAAGCGCTCGCCCGCCAGACGGACCGTGTACGTCTCGGCCTGCCACCTTCCCCGTGCCTTCACCTTCCTTACGTCGCTGTCGCCCTCGATTTCGGTCATCTCGAGAATCATGTCCACTTCGGCCGTGATGGCTGTGCTGTCTCTGGCACCTCCTGACTTTGCGGCGTGATGAACGAGCACGATCGCGGTATCGTACGTCCGCGCCGTACTGGTGATGTCCTTCATGAGCGGTGTCCAGGCCCGGTAATCCCCCGAGTCCGGTGGTTCCGGGAGTAGCACCGCGAGCGCTGCAAGGTTGTCGATCACGGTTACAGCAGGCCTGACGTGAGCCACCTTGCGGCGGAGTGCTTCCAGCCCATCCAGCCGGCCCGTGAGATAAAGGGACTCGGGTGCCGCCCCAAACGTCTCGAGGCGCCTTCCGGCATCGCCGATGTGCTCATCGATCCCGACCCACAGCACCCGGCCTTGCTCACAGTTCTCGCCCAAGAACCAGCCGCCGCGCGACTTCTCTGCGGCGCCGTACGCCGCGAACGTGCTCTTGCCCGTCTTCTCGCGAGCGACCAGTAGAGTAACTCGGGCCGACCAGGCCAGCCGCGGGATCTCGCAGCGCGGCGGCGCGAACATGGACGGATCCGCGATGAGCTGCGCGAGCGTGACCAAGTCCCTGTCTTCCGCCTCGCCGATTCGGTCCTCAATCCGGGTGACGCGATCGTCCAGGAGCTGCCGCGCATCGCGGTAACCCTTTCCGCGTGCGATCTCGCTCGCCGCCTCGAGACCGACAATGAACTGGCGCGCGACACTCCGCTCGATGATCGTCCGGACGTGCGGTTCGACGGATACTCCCGGGCTCGGCGAGTAGTCGAGCAGGTCCCCGATGTAGGACATCCCGCCGACCTGCTCGAGATTGTCCGCTGACTCCAGCTCGTCGACCACCATCGACACGTCGATCGTCCCGTGCTCGCCCTGGACGCTGGAGCACGCCTCGTAAACCATGCGATTCGCCTCGATCGCGAAGTCGTCGGGGCGCAAACGTTCGAGCACCATCGCGGACTGTGGTTGCGCACTCAGCAACGTGCCCAGCGCGACAGACTCGGCCTCGACGGCTGGATGGCCCAGGTCGCGATGCACGGTGCCATTCCGTTCCTTGTGTCTCCGACCGTTGCCGCGCGCCATCTCAGGCCACGCTTTCCGTTGCGCGTGTTGCATGCACGTTCAGGCCGCGCCCTTGCCAAACAGCCCGAGGCGCGCGAACGGATCGATTGTCTGCACGGTGCCGTACGCGGCGACTTCCTCAATGACGATGTTACGTATCGCCCGCAGGTCGCGCGCAAGGAAGCCCTTGGACCTTGCCCATGCCCCGAAGTCATCTTCCAGCGCGCCGCCGCGCCTCGAATGCCACGCGAGGAACTGCTGGGCCTGCGCCTCGTGGTCGGCTGTCGTCATAGCGCGCTCCTAGTACTAAAGTCCGGTTGACTTAATTCCAGCCCCATGCTATTATCATTGTAGCGGGACACAGAAAGCCCGCCACTACAGGAGACCGACAGATGACAAAGGCCAAGTGGACGCGGCAGGACGACCAATTCCTCGTGCAGGTGCGCTGTGGCGGGCGGGGCTCCGAGTTCGTCGGCCGCGCCGCCGAGGTCGCCCGCAAGAACGGCGGATGGGACCGTGTCGTGCTGGGCGATCTGGTGGAGGACTTTGGCGCGGGCGATGTCTGTCTGTTCCGCGCCGACCGGAAGGCCGACTGGATGGCGGCCCGTTAACCCCATACCACAGGAGAGACCGACATGACGATCAGCCAAATCAATCTCGAGCAGGCACTGCGGGCAATCGATGACATGGCGGCCTACGCGGGCCGGAATGACAGCACGATGGAGCGCGAGGCGCGGCGTACACTGGACGAGCTGTGCTGGAGCCCGAGCGGCTACCCGGCCCCCGTGATCGCGGCCCTGCAAAGGTACGGCTACCGGGTCTCCGAAACTGGCCAGTTGGCCTGACACACCTTTCTGGGCGCCGTTCCGGCCCCATTGAGACGAACACCAACAGGAGATGAGACGATGAAGGAGTTCACCACGCGGTTCCCGGACGGTACGACGATCACCGTTGCCGACGATGTACGCTACTGGTACGCCACGTGTCGGGCGTGCGGCAAGCGGTTCCAGTTGATGGACTGACGCACGCCAACCACACACACAGGAGAACCGGAAATGACGCAGGAATATATGGTCGAGAAAATGGACGACGGTTGGGCTGTCGCACCGATGCTCGGGGTCGTCCGTGGGATTCCATTCGCGGAACGGTTCAGGACCTACCGCGATGCCGCCGCATGGCTGAATGAACAGCCGCGTTGCCCGGACTGTCGCAAGGTCCTGCGGGGCAAGGACCGAGAGGTGGGAGTGTGCGGCAGATGTGAAAACGCTCGAGTCCGCTGACCGGACAAACGTGGCTCTTACGGCCACATTCTGACACACACAGGAGAGACCGAAGTGATGACGCTGACCTTCCACACCGACGACGAGCGTAGCCTGACGATCGCTGCATTGCGGCGTTTCGCGCGGGCGCACAATGAGGCAGCTGCCGCGCCTGATGCGCCGCACGCTGCCTACAACCTGCGCGCCGCCTTCGTGCTGGACAAACTCGTGCAACGATTGATGGCCACGACCGGCACAAATGACGACTTCTTCGACCGGTTCGCGAAGTGAGCGGCCCAGAATTGAAGCGCCTCCGCGAATCCCGCGGCCTGTCACAACGCGAGTTCGGCCGCGCCCTGGCCGAGGCGGTAGCCAAGCCCGAGCCCTACACGGCGCAATACGTGTGGCTGCTGGAGACCGAGCGGAAGCCGGTCCCCGGCTGGATGCCGTACGTGCTGGGGTTGCGGGCGCCGATGTGATGGGCGTCATGGCGCGGACCCGGCGTCGCGATCGAGCGTCGTATAGATGGCGGGTCCGAAGTGGTCACGGCGGAATACCACGACCACAGAGGGGAACGGGGCTCGCCCGCGGCGGGACCGCCCAAAACCGAGACGACCGCGAATCAGCCGGACTTCGCTCGCGTAGCGATGTACGACCGCATGCCACCAGCCGGTGTCAATGCTTCCCGGCAGGAGCATGACGACACATTCGGCACCGCCCATGTGGTGGACTTCCCACTCCGCCTTCGCGACCCACGCATCGACCCCCCGACCGTACGGTGGATTGCACCACACGCGGCCGCGCCAATCGATGGTCAGGGCATCATCTTGTGGCGTGAAGAAATCGGCGCACTTCGCGTTCTCGTGACTGGCCGCCGCGTCTAGCGTGAAGTCGAATTCCGCATCGAGCCGCGCGAAGAGATCCGGCGGGGTCTCCCATTTATCCCAGCCTGGAAGACGGCGGCGAAGGCCGGGGAAGAGATCGACCATCATGCCCGCCCCCTCGCGCCGCCCCATGGGTCACCAAATGGGTCACCGCCGCCGCACCGCGAACCGTCCGGGAACCGTCCGGAAGCGATGGCCAGCGAACCCGTTTTCGGGGTCATGCCGCGACCTCGTTGAACACCACTATTCCGCGCTGCCGCATCTCACCGTGCAGGGCGGAGCGGTACTGGAAGTCGATCAAACCGCGGAGTGCTTTTGCGTGCCGCTGCTCGACGCGATCCAACGCCCCGTACTCGCCGTGCGCATCGATCCGCATCAGCCAACTGCGGCAGGGCATACAAAAGAGGCCAGGCGCCACCTTGGCGAGCCGAGAAAGCTTCTGCTCCTTTTCGCCGCACATCGCACAGCCTGCATCAATCTCGAGTTGTCTAACCTGCGATCGCTCCCGCTCGCGTCTCTCCTCGCGAATCGTCGCTTCGACAGCGCGTAGATGCAGGAGCGGCCTCCGCGGGCGAGCGGCCTTCTCGAGAGCCCGCAGAACGCGCGACTGATGCAGGAGGCGGGTGCCATAATTCTCGCGCAACTCACCGATCCAGGTGTTCATTGAATGGCTTCGCTGAAACCATTCGCCATGGAGTCGTTGGGAAGCGAAGCGTTCATGTGCGGCCGCTTCGGAGAAGATCTTCTCAGGGACGGCCACGATCAGGTCAAGCTTGATGGGGCTGGAAAGTTGCAGGTCGGCGAGCCGGCGAAGAGGATCGCGAGAACGGCCAAGCTTCACTGGGCCCGTGGCGCCGCCGATCACATAGAGGTAGCTATCTGCCGTGTACCAATCGAGAAGCTGCTCGATCAACTCCAGCACGCGCGACGGTGCGCGTGTTGCCTTCTCGATCTCACTTCGAAGTTCCGCCGTCGTCATGCGCCCCCCGCTGTGCCGGTTGTTGTGCCACTGGCGCCGCAAAAACGCGCCAGTGGCCAATTGGTCTACTTCGGCACTCGGGGCGGGACGCTTGCTAAGTTGTTCCCGTATGGGGAGTGGAAGTCCTACTATGCTGGCTGGACTACAGCCCCGGGAACTGTTGCCATATAACGCTTTACGCCGCTCGCCTTCGCTCGGTCCCGCCCGTTTGTGCCAGTTACTGTGCCGGATGCGGGCATAACAGAAGCCCCATCCGGAGCTGCGATCCCAGCACGGCTTGGCGCCGGCCCGGGGCTCCGGATGGGGCATGACTCCCCACTTGGGGGAAATCGGAAGCTCTGTCATCCGGGCCAACGCAACAAACGGGATCGCAGTCATTAATCTACACTCCCGCCACGGCGGCTTCAAGCTTTTCGGCAAGCTTCTTTTTCGGCTCCGGATCGTCCTGGTGGTAGATGCGCGCCAACGTCGCCCGGTTGGTCCCGGACTGTTTCTCCGCTGCTGCTCCGTCCGTGCTGGACGTGGATGCGAACCGGCGCTTGATCCCGTGAAAGGCCCGCCGGTCCCGGTGCTCGACGCCAGAAAGGGCCTCGATCTGGCGGAGCCACTTCCTGCATTGCGTGTCACTGGCGATGGAGCGCTTCGGTGTCGCCTTGCTCAGGTCGCCGTCCGGGAAGAGCAGGCCGGAAGAAGTGACAGCCGGCGTGGCGTACAGGCGGCAGACGGCCGCTCGAGCGCGCGGGCCCAGGTAGGTGACCCCCGACCGTCTGGCCTTGTCTGTTGCGCCCGGGAACGCGATGCGCGTGCTGCTGCCCTCGTGTTCGACAGCGGACGCAGACAGGGTCCGTATGGCCGCCAGGCGCCGGCCCGTGCTCCACGCGACCCAGAGCATGGCGCAGATGCGGGGATCGCCCTTGGCGGACGTGGCGAGCAGCTTCGAAACCTCTTCCAGGCTGTACGCCCGCGACTCGCCGCCCGCCCTCGGGATGTCCACCGCCGACAGGTTGGAGCCCTCGTTGATCCACTTGAGCTTTCGTTGCGCGTATGAAAACGCGTCCACGATGTAGCGGAGATACTTCTGCTGCGTGCGGGTGCTCCAGCGAGCCGCCGCCGCTTTCGTGCGTACGACTTGCTGCACCCGGGCCGGGCTCGCATCGGTCAACCGCATGTCGCCCCCGAGGGCCAGCAGCCAGAAGTCACGAAGCCCGCGCTGGATCCGCCGGTGGTGCTCCGACCAGCCCTCTTCCTTGGATCCGTGGTAAGCGTCGGTGAGTTCGCGGAACGTCCGCGGCGGGTCCCGCCCCAGCAGCTCATGCGCGTCGTCTGCTTCGCGCCGCTTTTTCTGTGCGGCAGCGCACGCGTCAGCAACGTCCTCCGCGAGTGCGTGCGAGACGATGGGTGACCCGGTGAGGTTCTTGAGCGTTTCCCGGTGCCGGCCGTCCCGGTCCCACCACTCGATGTGGATCGGCCCACCCGGGCGGCGCTCGTACACCGTGATCCTGTTGATGCCCTTCTGGCCGGTCGCGTATCGCCAGAGCTTCGCCACTCGCGCGCCTCCGTCACAGGTTGGCCGTCACCTTTCGCGCGTAGTGTTCGATGACCGCGGAGTCATCGTCAACAGCGGCGGATGGCTGCGGAACGGAACGTGGCCCGCCCCCGTTCTTCCGGCGGTACGCCCAGCAATCGCCCTCATCGAAGAGCCAGGGGGATCGGTCGCTGTTGCCTTTGCGCCGGACGCGCACGGGCGGATCCTTGCCATCTTCCTGCATCGACGCCCAGCGCACGGCGGACGCGCGCAACGTTGGCGCCGGTATGTCGGCGATCTCCGCGGCTTCCGCGATGCCAACCCATCGGACGATCTGCTCCGCCTGGGTATCCCATGCGGCCAGCAGGCCCTCCCGGGTGAATTGCGTCCCCGCCGGACTTTGCTCGATGACCTTGCGCAGTGATCGGGACAATTATCCCCCCCGCTCCAGAACCAGCGCGGCCACCCGTTCCGCGATCTGCTCGATCTCGTCGGCCTTCACCCCGCCCCCTTCTCCCGCTTCGGCCGCGCCTTCTCCGTCGTGACAGTCCCGTGCTCTTTCAGCGAGTCGCGAAGCTGGACCAGCTTGAGCAACTCGTCGGCATTGTCGCCGTCGATTTCCTTCGTCACGATCACGCGCCAGGTTTCTTTTTTCACCCGTTCCCCTTGATGGTGTCCATATCGATGTAAACCTCGACGTTCCGGTGCCTCCCGACACGCCCCGTACCAGCCCGTTACGTACTCCGGCGACTCCGCCCCGACCGCGTATTGCGGCTGCATTGCGATCGGCACTCGGCAGCGATGTTGGACCTGTTCAACTGCTGAGCTCTGGCCCGCTCCTGCTCACAACAGTGATCAGCCCGAGCAAGTCGCTCGCGCAGCTTCTCGGCTTCGCTCTTGCCCGAGTACAGTTGTCCGTGGCCGGCTGGGCAGTAGAACGTTTGGTGATCTTGCCGCCGCCGATCCTGAAAGGCTGTCGGCATCCAAAACACCATCGAACATGCGAAGCACGTTTCCTGCGCCATCGTCACCGTCGCCGTTTGCTCAACCACTTGTGCCCCCCTTTATCATCTTGGCGAACTTGCGCCGCTTCTCGTGCATCTCCGCCATCGACGGCAACACCGTCTCTTTCTTCGCGCCCTTGACCTTCGGCCGCCTCAGCCGCTCCGGATTCTGCCGGCACCACTCGTCGATCTGGTCCCGCGACAGATGCCGCTCCGGTCCGGGCTGTGCTGTCGTCGCGGTCAGCCTCGCCGCGATCGCGTTGATCGGGTATTGGGTCACGAGGGTCATGCGGGCCGCATCTCCCCTTCAGCGTACGTTGTGTCCAGATCCTTGCTGCCCGTATACCACTTGCCATCCTGAATTAGCCGGAACGTGCGCACGAGCGCAAAGTCGGTTATCCGGACACGGAAGTCTGCGAGCCCCCACTGCGCGCCATCCATTCGTGCCATCACGCCATCTGAGATACGGTCCGGTGTGCAGAGTGTCGAGCCGTTCGTTGCGACAAACTCGGCGATGGCCGATTGCACGATATTGCCGAGTGTGTCTTCCGCGTTGTGGAGTGTTTCATAGAGCCGCCGCACGTCAGCGACCGAGTAACCCAAGGCCGCGCCGATCGTCAGCGTCTTACCGTCCGCCGTGGTCAGGGTCTGGAGCGGGATCGTCAGCAGGCGGAGGCGAATGGACTGCCGGTACACACGATCGATGATGGGGAATCGCCAGTGCATTCCGGCCGGCAAGTCATGGACCCGGCGACCGAACCTAACACGGATCGCACCTTCCCATGGCGTGACTGTAACCCACCACTTGAACAGCGTACTCAGCGAATGTAGAAGCTGAACGAATGCGTTCATTCCTCACCCCTCACGATCCGCCGCGCCTCGTCCTTCGTCCGTATCTTGCAAGCCTGCTTTCTTCGGGCACGATTGTCTTTCGCCATACACGCCAAGTGGAGCGGCGCAATCTTTTGACCGTTCTTCCTCTGGTACTGCTTGACCTCTATCGGCGGACCCCATCTTCTGCACAACCGACAGCGAAGCCAGTCGGCGTGACCACATGCATACAGCGCCCGCTGGCGCGTGTGCAGCAACATGTGGTATGAATGATCATTGCAGATGACGAGGTTGTTGTGCGAACAATTATGGATGTCGCCGTCTACGTGATGTACCTCCGAACGCGGCGGTAAGGGCTTGCCTAAGACCCTCTCGGCTAACAGACGGTGAAGACGATCTCCGTTGCGCTCTGGGTATGACTTCTGTTGACCTAACGGAAGCCGCGACGCGTGGCCCATGACAAATCTCATCGGACTGCCTTTGACATAGCCCTTGGCGGGTTCACTCTGCGTTGCGAGAGAAGTCTTCATTCCACACCCGCATTGACAGTACCCGTCGGCGATCTTGATGGCGGTGTCGAGGGCGAGGGAGATCATCGCTCAGTACTCCGGGTGCCGGATGTTCCGCACGCTGGTCAAAAACTCTTCCAGTACTTCCGGTGGCAACATGTCCTCGAAATACGCCCGTCGCTCCATGATCCAACCACGGAGCACACAAGCAAGCCGGGCATCGCGCCCGCCGATCTGCTGCGCCGCGCCGAGTACGTATTCGAGCGTGCCAACGATGCCGCCATGCTCGCGCATGAACGTCACCATTTCGGCGTGCGGCGTGACCAGCGGGGCGACGATTGCCATCACACGATCGACGGTTGCAGAAACTCTTCGCGTGCCTTGGCCGCGATCTTGAGCTTCTCTGTCAGTTGCCGGACCTGGACCTCGCCCGCCTTGTTAACGAACTCAACGCACTTGCTCCGCGTAGCGGCGTCATCCTCGAACGCTTTCGCGATCCATTCCGACGCGGCGTCTTTCACGTCCTGTTCGCACCCGCCCTCTTCCGGCTTGGTCTTCGATATCCAGTCGGAGACCGCCTTTGCCTGCGACTCGAAAGCGGCCCTGGCTTGGTCGGGCTCGGCCTTCTTTGGCTTGCTCTTCCCGGCAGTCCGCAAGCGATCCGTGACCTCCTGAGCTTCCGGCGTGCTGCCGTTCTTGTCCCGCGGGAAGGCTTGGTCGACGCTCGTGTCACCGTCCTGGATGGCGTTCTTGATGCCGATCAGCGTGACCAGTTGCTCCTCGCCGATGTCCTCCACCTTATCGAGCCCCAGCGCCGCAAGCACGCGATCCTCCGGTGCGCCGACCTTGAAGAACCACGCGAGCGCATTCGACCGCCGGGATTCGATCGGCTGCTCACCGCCTGTCGCCATCTTCCGCGCAGCCATGTAGGCACGTTTCGCGAGCGCGAACGGTATCACGTCGAAGATCGCGTTACGGAGTGCTATCGAGCATGCGGCGTTCCCCGTCACGACAATCATGTCCTCGGAGTAGCGGTGCCCATTCGCGTTCGTGATCCGGCGTTTGACCTCGATCGACGTGCCGATATTCTTCTCCAGGTCGATGCACGAGCCTTGCGCTGTCACATGGGTCTCATCAATCGCAATGACACGAGCGCCAGCCCGAACGTTGCCCCACGAGTACTGCACCATCTCGGCGAATCGGACGCTCGGACCTTCGATGTACTTCACGATCCCGCGTTCCTTTCGGGGCAGCGCATAGAACATACTTTCCGCGACCTCTTTGTCTGTGCACGCGAGCGCCATAAGCTCACGCTCGAACTTTCTTACATCGCGCGGGAACTGCTTCGCCGTCGCGATCTGGACATCGATCTGTGCCCGCTCGATCGCGTTGATGGCCGTCGCCGAATCGACCGTGACCAGCTCCACAGATACGACCTCTCCATCTACTTCCGCTTCCAACGTCGCCATTTCGAGCCTCACCACTTCTAAGGTTATTCCATCATCTCGGCGTAAACCCAAGCGGGTACGTCCAGGGTCATTACATCATCCCGGTATCCGGGGAACTCCTGCGCCGCCATGCACTCCGCGTAACGTGCCAGTAGACCACGTACTTCCTCTGCTCCGACACGGACCGCGTCCTCGGGAAGCCGATAGAGCGCCACGTCATACGGCCGTTTCTTCTCGCACGCGATAAATACGAACGCATTGAATGCGCCGGGCGATACCTGCTCAGCGCCAGACATGTAGAAGGCGTGTTGCCGATGGTATCCCCACTTGCCGATCGAGCGGCGGAAAGATGCCGGGCTGGCGTCATCGCAGGATTTCAGGTCCGCGATCAACTGGGTGTCAGCATCGGGAATGTCCCACCTGGCCTTGCACGCCTGTCCGGTGCGTTCGTCGGTCCAAAGAACGGACAACTCGCGGTCCTGCGCCCGTTCGATCAACCCGCCAGCGAGCGGATGCGAAAGGACGGCCTCCCGCATGCGGTGCACGGCTTCCCATTGCTCGCCGTCAAGGCATGTGAACGATTCGCCCTCGCCGTCCGGCTCCGGATCATGGCCCCGCACTCCGCAGAACCATTCGCCGACGCGCCGAACGCGGCCCACGTTCATGCAGCGCATTCCTTTGCTGGTCACCGCCGCGCATTGCCCTGCGTGCGCGTATTCGGCATAGAAGAGTTGCGGCTCCAGTACGAGGGAATGAAAGGCGCGACCAATGATCTGCTCTTTCGTATCGGCCGGTGGGTTCTCGATCATCTCGCGTAGATAACGGGGCGAGCGCTTCACGAGCGTCAGCCGGCTGTTGCTCGCCGCGTCGATGGCGCGGTACTCTGCAAACGGGAGTCCCTGCAGCACGCGCATCTCAGCGATTGTCGTCACGCCGCCGCCATCCTTCCCCGGACCTCTTCCCGTTCCCGTATCGCCCGCTCGAGCGCGACCGCAGCCCGTTCGAAATGCGGCCCCTGCATGTCCCGCATCCGCTCGATCAGCGCCGCCGGGCACATCGGCCCGTACTCGGATTGCAGCGCTATCTGGTACGCGAGAATTTGGAGCGGCGTCTGACTTCCGCCCCAGCACGCAGGACATCGCGCGGCGCTATCCAGCAATGTCGCGCACTCCGGGCAAAGCAGGGTCGGCGCGTCGTCGGTTGAGTGCATCACGGCCTCCGGTACGCATCGGCTATCGCGTAGAACTGATGCCACTCCGACCCCAGAACGCCGGCTATCTGCACGCTCGGGACGGGACGCCAGTGCGGCCAGCCGTCGTACATGCCGACCCGGATTACGCGCTTCCAGCCGACACGCGGCCATCCGCCGTCCGTCGTCGCTTCCCACCCTTGGCCGTGATCCAAGCCATCCGCGATCGCGCGCAACCTCTCGACCTGCTCGGTAATCCGGTGGGGATTGATTCCGCCGCGCCGATCGCTCCAGTCGTGAGACGCGAAGTCATAGGACCAATCGACCGGCCCCAGGTATTCGCCTATGCGTTCTTCGACCATACGCGTTTTCATTACGCCCTCCGAATGATCCACTGGCCAGTGCGGGTTACTCCCGCAGTCGACGACCGTCGTGAACGCGGGCTCGGACGGCGATGGCGCGTCGGGTGCGCATGCGGCGAGTGCGAGCGCGAGGATGGCGGTGCGCATCATGGTATTGCCGCTCTATTCTTCTTGCTGCGAGAGACGATCGCCCTGCACTCGTGAATCCGATCATGTACCTCGCGCATCTCTGACGCCTGACGTCCGATAAACAGGCCGCTTGGCAACCCCTGGTTCAGCAGCTTCACGTCCTGAATCACGTCCAGTGTTCCTATGATTGCTTCGATCACGGCGCGTGATATGATCTCGTCGATCTCTCGCGTGTATACGCTCACAGCAGCCCTCCATTCCGCATTGCGTTCAACTTCTCGTTCGCTTCCGCCCGCTCGTTCGGATCGTCCGTTGCCGACGCAATCGCGTACGCAATGGCGAGCAGTGCAATCAGTCCGATCGTCAGCATAAGTCGCCTCACAGTCCGTCAGGTCGTCAACACGCGGACGGCAGACTTTGCCCTCTCGTGCAGTATCTCGGACCAAGCCTGTGCCGCCTCGGCCTTGAACTGCTCTGGCGTCAGCCCCTCATCGATCGCGGCTTCGACAGCTTCCCAGATAGCATCCTCGGTGCGTGTCGGTTTCACTACGCGAAAGTATGCGGTCACACCGTAGGGTTTCATGGGTCGCCTCACTCCCCGCCGAGCCGCTTCCGCGCGGCTTCCTCTGCTGCGTCCGGGAACGGCTCGACCGGCGGTCCGCGGAACAGCATCCACAGCATGAGCCCGATCAGGCAGCCGATGAACACGGCGAGCCAGAAGAAAATGTCGAATAGCGTGGTTGGCTCGGTCATGCGGGCCGCCTGTTCCGTTCGCGGCGTACTTCTTTCAGATCCACCACTTCCGCGTAGCTGTCGACCAGTGCGTCAAACTCTTCGCGATGCGCAGCGATCAGCGCAGCGATGGCCCGTAGTTCATCCGCGAACCTGCGCTTGTCTTCCGATGGCACACCCCATCGAAGCGTCATCGGGGTTGCGTGACGCACGATGCAGGACGCGGGGTCGTCTTCCCATGTAGCGTGGCGCGCGAACGTGCTCCAGCACGTCATGCAGACATGCAGGGACAAACGTTGCGCACCCCATTCCTTGTAGCGCGCGACGACTTCTTCGCGTGTCCAAGTCGGATGCCGTGGCGCGTCCAGTCCGCACTCGGTCAACTGCTCGGCTCGCCACGGCAAGCCCGAACGCTCGATGTGCGTGATCGTCTTCATCTGTCCACCCGCGCCGCGATCCGTTGCCGGATCGACACCAGCAGTGTCCGCGTCCCGGACAGTTGCGCCTCCAGCGCGCTCGCGTATTCCGCAGCCGATGTGCGCCCGTTTTTCCAAAGGCAGTAAACGCGGTCCTCGTCACTGTCCGCGAACGCCTCAATCTGCTCGGCATCGGCGGGGCAGAGATCGGCGGGCGGCCAGATCTCATCGACCATCGACCAGATGCGCGCCAACACTCTCTCGCCCCATTCCCGGCCATGACCGGCCAGCCGGAAGGCGATCAGGTGCGCGCGGACGCGCGTCAGGAAATTGCTCTGCCCTGTTGTCCGCGCCCTCGAGAGTCCGGCAATCGTGACGTAGCCAGGGATCGTGTACTGCTTGAGCGGCTTTGGCGTGAGATCACGGAGCAGGTGCACGTCCAGTGTGGCCAGGTTATCGAGTCGGATCAAAAAACCAGGCTGATATTGCTTCGTTGTCATGCTACTCTCCGACCATACTTGACTGCATGACCGGCCTCGTTCGTGTGAGCGCGATCCTGCGCACAGTGCTGCCCGCGCTCCATCGGGACGGGGAAGTAACCGGGTGCCGTTGCTATCAGTGCCAGACGCATCGCTTTGCGCGGCGCGTAGAGCAGTCGGAGCGAACGGTAGAGGGCGAGCATTCAGACCACGGACGCGACGGGAACGTCAATGGCGAGCCGTCGAGCGGCCAGCAGTCGGCGTGCTTCCGCTCTGATGGGGTCCGTGACAGAGCGGGGCGTAGGTGTGTATCTGGTCCACGCGCCCGCCCGCTCCCGCAAGCGCCAGTACGCCTTCTCAGCTTCGATATGCGCGCCGGCAACCACAGCATCGCGATACCTGTCGCCGGTCACGATGCAGATCAGGCAACCGCTCCCAGCCTTGCTCAAGCGCCGGGATGGCGCGTCATCCCACGTTCCCGACGTCGCGTCCGCCAACCCCTGCAAGCCCGCATCATCCAACGTCGGCAACCATTCTTCGACGATGTACCGCATGTGCTTGTTCATTGCCTAAGCCTCTCTCGTTATCCGGCGACGAAACCGCCGCAGGCTCCGCAGCAGGATCGCCGCAGCGGTCCGCGTGACGATGTCCGTATCCGCGCCCGAATTCAGGAGTACTTGCTCCGGCTGTCGCACACGAAGCCTTCGCAGCACCCTTATCGAGACCTCGCGATCGTCGGGCGCGAAAGGCCGCACCGTAATGACGTGGTAGCAGCGCATTCAGCCCTCCACCGTCGCCACGAATGGATCCGGAGCGAACAACTTGTCCCGCCACGTCAAAGTCTTCGCGTTGGCCCGGCACGTCTCGCAGTTGTGGCCGACGACCACTACGGCCGCCGCACTGGGGTAGATGCTGCCGAGCGAATCGCCGACCTGAGCATTACAGCGACCGCAGTAGTAGTAGCCAAAAAAAGATGTTTGAATGCGACTGTGGCCCACGAGCGCACACACGACCTGGTTGCGCTCCTCCTGAGAAAGTCCGCGGACTCTTTCCATCACTTCGCGCTTCGTCATCGGTCAGCCCTCCACCGCTCGGCACATAACGCCGTCATACGAAAGCCGCGCGCCGCACTGGCAGACAATCGTCCGAACGATGACCGCGCCATTCTCGCGCACGTCAGCGCCGGAGTAGTACGGCCCCGGGCGCTCGCATTTCGGACAGACTGGCGCACCCGGACCACGGAGGTTGTTCCCGTCCCCTTCCGGAGGTGGCGGCTCCGTAGCCCGAGTGGCCAGCCCCATCAGCGATACCGGCCGTTGCGGGGCAATTGTCGTCGCGTGCGTTGCGCAATCGTGGACAACGACCATGCCGCAACTAAGGCAGCGAGCGCCCACGGCCGTGATCTGATTCCGCGCATCGCGCGTTGTCGAGATCGCGAGAAAACGGCCCGAATTCGCGCACGATGGGCAGGTCATGCCGCGTTCGACGTACGTGCTCATCGTGACTCGTCGTACGCGAGATCCGTCCGCATATCGCGGAGATCTTCTGCGGTCGGGATGGCTGTCAGTTCGTCGCGGTGGCGTTGGCAGAGCGGGACTGCATCTGAGTCGCGAGACTGCGAGCCCAGAATTGCGATCTCGTGTCGCGCGGCAGTCTCGCGGTATGCGGCCTCGCCGGACTGCTCGATCCAGCCGGACCAGCGGCTACGGCCGCCCGTGTGCAGGAGAAACCGGACCTCGCCAGGCTCGTGCTCTTCGCCGGTGTTTGGGTTGAAGGTGCCGGCAGCGGGGCCGTCGCACTCGCGGCAGGGGTCGGCGATTTTTGATTGGTCGGACATTGATCGAACCCTCTTTCGTCGCTATGTTCGGGGCGGGCCAGTCTTGGCCCAACCCTCTGCCCCCGTTCGGGATTCACAGTCCCGGCGGGGGTCTGGCTTTTCAGACGGCCACTCGGTCCGCGGCCGGGCGAACTTTCTCGTAGTCAGCCATGATCTTCCCCCAGTCCACGTGCGCGCGGAGGACGTCGGACTCGGTGGAATCGCGAGCGGCGGCCAGGAGGCGAATCGCACGTTTCTCGGTCATGGTCAGCATGACCGACGTGCGCTCGGGCTTGGGTTCTTGCGTGCCGTTCTGTGAATCCGCCATGTTCCACCGCTTTGGTCAGGTTACGAGCGACCGTATACGCTCGACTCGATCCAAGATGGGGGACATGTCCGAACATGTCAAGAGGGATGTCACGGAGGACGTTAGAGAAGCGGCGCTCCACTTGGAGAAGCTCGTTCAGGCGGGCAGAACCACACACGAAGCTGCCTCAGAGTGGATAGGCGTAAAGTCAAGAACCACAAGACGTTGGGTCCAAAAGGCAGAGACAGGAAGCGTTTTCGTATACCGATCGAACGCAACTGCATTGGAGGAGTTCGTTGCGCTTGTCGAGTCCGGACATGTCCTGAACGCGCACCGTGATGGTCGTCACACGGCCGAGCCCAGCAGTGACTATGCGGCCGGAATGCTGAGGGTCATTCAGTCAATGCGGGACCATCTGGAGGGTCTTGAAATAGATGCTCGCCGTCACCAATCGGGAGAACTTCCGGTGTCGCCCAGCGTCGGCGCAGGGACAGAACGCGTAAAGGCGGGCGAGAAGGCAGCACGTCGTACCAGTCACCCGCCCACTGAACAGCAACAATCTCCGCCCGGTCCTGAAGGTACGGGACTGCCTCCGGGCCAAAATGACGCATCAGGCTGAGAGGCCAGGGCCGGTCCCCGATCCGGCGAATGACGTAGTCGCCCTCGCCGGCATGAATCAGGTGGATTGGGTAGATGACGCGGTACACGAATTGGAGCTCCATCGTCGGACCTCCGCGATCTGGTCAGCCGGGGAGGCGGCCATTACAGACCGTTTCGGCACGTCGCAATGGTAAATTGAGCGCGGGAATTCGGACACTCGAGTCCGTCCGCGCGCGGACGTGAAGAACGATCGCCGTTGGCCTGACGCCTGGCCACTGCTCCCACTGTTAGGCCTCGCCATCGCGGAGGCCGTCTATCTCGCCCGCAGCTCGCGCGAGACCGCGCAATGCGCATTGGCTGGCCTGGTCCTAGGTTTCGCCGCGTTCGTGCTGCTCCGGAGGCTCAGGCGGTGAGGGCTGTATTTGTCGGGGTTGCCGCCCTGTACTACCTGCTTCTCGGCTCGTACTGCCTGGTGCGCCCGGGATCCGTCGTGCTCGAGCGCGAAGACTCATTCTTCGACATGGACGCAGGCGCGCGTCTCCACCAGCTCACGCACCCGAAGGTCGGGATGGGACCGGCCCTCTACCCGCATCCCGCCATCCCTTACGTCTACCGCCCGCCCGCGCTGGTCGCGACTGCGCTCCTCTCGATGCGCGGCGTTCCGTTCAACCATGCAATGGTCTACGTCGCACGAGGTATGATGGTTCTCATGCTCACCACCGGTGCGTACGCCATGCTCCGGATCGGTGAACAGGTCAGGCTTACCGGCGCTCGGCTGATGATCGTAATGCCGATTTATCTATTTGCGTCGGCGAATGTGACGGGCGTCGTGCCGGAAGCATGGGCCTTTTCCATGGCCCTACTTCCGCTGGCGTTCCTGTTGTTCCTCCGCCGCACCCTCGCCGCGACCCTCCTGCTCGTTCCTGTCGTCTTACTCGCGATCGGAACGACACTCACGAATGCAGCCTTTGCCGTGATTCTGGGGCTGGTTCTGTTGCGCGATCGGGTGCCCGGTCGCTGGGTGTACATCGGCGCAGGGGCACTCTTTGCGGCGATCCTCGCGCCGTGGCTCGTCAGGGGCATGAACGTCGCAGGCGAGGCCTACGGCGGACATTACTGGCACTTCAGGATCCTCGCCACGCCCCTCCGTATGCTGGGTTCGGCGTTATTGTCGCCCGTCATCGCGCAGACGCCACACGTGGAGTCACACATCGGGCTTTCGGTTTTCCCTTTTGACGCAACAGCGTACGGAATCATCGCCGGGATCGGCGTGACCGCGTTCGTGGCCCTGCTCGCTTGGTGCGCCCGAATCGCGTTGTCGGATGAATCACAGCGAACGCCAGCGCTCGTACTCGTCGCCTGGATTGGGTGCAGCGTCGTCCAGCACGGAATCTGGGGTGGGCAACCGTTCGTTTACTCAGGACACTGGATGTGGGCGCTGATGGGGTTGGTTTTTCTCGGCGCGTCCAAGATCCCGATTCGGTACCTTGCACCACTCGCAGGATGCGTTATTGCAGGTCAGCTCGCCGCGCTCTACAACATCGGGATGGCACTGAGGCAGGTCTAGCCCCGGCCGGCCAACCCTCTGCCGCGCCGCCATCGCTCGACGCGCCCACGGGTCAGGGACTACCCGCGGGACCGGCCGGGAATAATTCTACTTAGGGCTAATGCGCAGATGTGCGCACATTTGATCAAACCGCCGTTACAGAGGCGAACGTCAGCCTCAGCAACCGCCGGACCCATCCCTTGAGAAACGCCGCCTGGTCCGGCTTGTCCCGCACCCGGTCCGCGTAATGATCGCCCCGGAGTAGAAGCAGCCGCTCGACCAGCTCGCGCGCGTCCCGCGCCGCTACGGCGCGTCTCGTGATCGGCCCGACCATGCCATCCTCGCGCACGCCGACCGCACGTTGCATGTCCATGACCGCCCGCCTTGGCCCCCGCTGGACGGCGGTATCGAAGACAACGAGCGCGACGGCCGGCGGCCACTCGGAACAGTGCGCCGGCAACCAGTACATCTCGCGATAGATCGCGCGGACCTCGTCGTCTTCGATCGAGCGCACGTTCCGCTCAGTCAGGCCGTTCCGCGCGCGCCAGGTATCGTAGGTCGATTGCGTCACGCCTCGATTCGTAGCGCCGCCCGGATCCGATGCGTGGTCGCTGAATCCGCCCTCTTCCTCGAGGACGAACGCTAGCGACGCTTCGAGGCTCACGCCGCTAATACGATCACCGCGACCGCCAAAAACACGACCGCGATCAGTGTCCCCGACGCGATAGCCCCGAACCAACCGCCAGCAGCGCACAGCAGTGCGATCACGGCCAGCAACAGGGCAATCTGTGACTTCGTCATAACTCCACCTTTCTCGGTTCAGGCATCGGGCTGCGATCCCCTGAGCGTCACCGGCTGGTTCGTCAGCCAGCGCGTCACGATGATGAGGACGCCGTTGACCAGCAGGATCCACTCGGACCAGGCATCCAGCAGCGGATGCACGGAGAGAAATGTCGCGACCGCGATCAGCAGCGTGATCGCTCCGTGGATATTAGTCTTCGACTTCCAGAACGGTTTCGCTCCGACCACGGCGATGATGGTCTCGCGGTCTGGCGTCGGGACTTCGGTGTCCAGCGTATCCGTCATGCCGGCCTCCGCAACTTGCAAGTGGCGTGGATCTGCCCGATCGCTTTCATCGTGACGTCGTGGTGCCCGTCGACGTGTGTGGTCAGCCCATTGACCGCCCGGCTGAGTCCCTCGATCTCGGCGCGAATCGCGACCAGCTCCCGTCTGATCGCCGCGTAACCCTCGATCTCGTTGAGTTGGCGATCCGTGATCGCGGGCGGCTTTGCGCGGAGAATCGGGACCGCCCACCGCGCGATCACAAAGAGCCCCGCGCCCGCCAGCAGACTCGCCAGCAACCCGGCGACGTAGGCGAACGCCATCATGCTACCTCCAATTGCTTCGGCCGGGCTGCTGTCAACACCAGCCATGCCATCCACCCGAGCGCGGTGATTCTGACGAGCTGGTATCCGGCCCATGCGCCGCGCCACGCGGGATTCTCTGCGGGCGATGCGGCGCCCATGACCAGCAGAAACGGGATGGTGGCGGCGCAATAGATCACGATCGGCTCACGCCAGCGGCGCACGGTCTCATTCTGGAACGCGATCAGCGAGACGAGCGCGCCCAACTGGACCGACGCCACAACCTCGTGATTCCGGAAGTCGCCGACCGTGAATGACAGCGCGACCACGAGAAGATAGACCAGCACGATGACCCGTTCCCACGGCAACTTGCCGAGCGCCAGCAGAAACACCGCCATCTGAACCGGCATGAGGATGTACGTGATCCATAGGTTGTCGCGGCCGTTGAGCGCGAGAAATAACCCCCACGTATCCGCAACCGCAGACAGCGCGAACCCGACCGATAAGAGCAGTGCGGCCGGCGCAACGGGCCGCTTCCGGAACCACGCGCCGCCACACACCGCGAGAGGGAGAGCGCCCGCAACGTGGGCGACGATGGCCAGGATCGTCCAACCGATCACGGACCGCCGCCCGGACAAAAGATCGGGCACGGCCAGCTTGCGTTTTCGCCGTCGTCGCCTTCGCCTTCGGCTTGCTCGGCCGCCGCTTCCTTGCTGGAAAACGACTCGGCGGTTGCCGTGTACATCCATAGGCTTACACGCTCGTTCGGCGTGCCCCTGTCCACGATGCCGAACCGTTCGCACAGCACGAGATTCTTGTCCGACTTGAGCCGCGCGAGCTTGCGTTCAAGCATCGCGATTGCTTCGGCGTTGTGCCGCCAGTGTACTCGGGTATCAATCCCCAGCCGGTTTGCCGCTTCCACGCTTCGCCGCATGTCAGACATAGACCCTCATCTGGTAGGAGTGCATTCGATGACCGGCAACGAGTCCAGCGGTGACGCGATCGTATCCGCTCGGGCTCGCCGGATCTGGAGATTATTGCTTGCTGCGATCGCGACACACACCTGATGAGCGTCCCGGTTGGTCTGTATGTCGACGCGGAGCCCCCACATCTGAAGCCCCACGGTTGCCCAGATGCCGGTCGCCGTCAGTATCGCGACGGTAAGGATAATCCGGACCTGATGCCGTGTTAGCTCTATCTCCGCCATAATAACCTTACCTGTTCTTCGGACGCTTCCAGTTGCCGCTTGAGATCGTCGATCTGCCGCTGCATATCCGAAAACCGCTGCGCCGTGAATTGCTGCAAGCTCACATGATTCGTGTTCGCGACCTCCAGTTGCCGTTGTGTGTCTTGGAGCTGCTTCGAGCGCACGATTGTCTGACTGACCAGCGTGCCGATGCCCAGAACGATAACAGCCGCCAAGATCCCCAGCACCCACTTGAGCGTCCCGGACACGAGATCCGACACCTCAACGACGGGGCCCGATTGCTTTTCCGGTCCAGCGGTTCGCTCCACTGCGTCGCCCAAGTCTCTTACCCTCGGTGGCCTGTAGGGTCGCTCCGCAAACGTCGCGTAGGGGCCGTCTGCTGCGATCATGCGTAAGGGCATTCACACATTGCCAGTCAGTAACGCCGGCCCATTCTGCGGGTCGGTGGCGCTGGTCTCCTGCTGGATATGCTTGCCGGCGAGCCAGTACGCCTTGCGCGATTCTTCGACGGATGCCAGCGCGAACGCTGTCCGCTCCGTGCGCACACCGTCAAGCGCGTCCAACCATAATGCGTCATGCACCGGGTACATCCCGAGATCGACGGCGGACTTATAGCCTGATCCAAGCACGTTGTGCGTCCAGTAGGGAACGCTCTGTTTGCCGTCTGGCCACACGTTCCAGAATCGGCGAATCGCATCGACCATGGCGCCGACGTGATCCTTGATCGAGCGCCCGCGAATCTGATAATCCGGCCCGACCCACCGCGCCAACTTGCGGAACACGTGGCACTGCATGGCCGACATGAACAGTGCGGCCGGGAAGGGCTCGGGGTTGACGGTCTTGTCCGTGCCGTCCGGACGGTTGCCGACGTAACGAACGTCGCCGTACACGAGCGGTTCACCACGCGGATCGGGCGATGGCATCAGCAATGCAGCATCCATTGCGTCAACGGCCAGCCCCGCAAGCCGGACGGCCTCATCCAGCCACGTCGGACCAACACCATTCCACGAGACGCCAGTATACACGCCATCGATGCGCGGCCACGGGTACGGCCCGAAAGGTACGCCCATGTCGTGGGTCACGAGACAGGCTTCAATGCACTGCGCGACAACCCGACCGACGCCGTAGTTGCTCCGGATGTCACCCACCTGAGAAGTCCATGCATTGGACACAAACCATTGCGTTGCCGCGTGGACCCACTTGGCCGCGACATCGGCCGCCTCGCGTTCCGGTGTTCCTGGCGCGCGATTCTTCCACGTCCACCACAGCAATTGAATATCGACGATGTTCGTCGTCCGGTATGGCTGGATCTTCCGGTATTGTCTCGCGTCCGGCCACTTCGCGTTGGGCACAGTGAAGTAAAGCATCAGGCACTCGCGCGTTATCTCAAGAATCGCCGCGGCGTCGGGTTCGGTCTCATCGAGTGGCAGGCCCACGCGTGCGTTCCTTGCGTACACGGCACGCAGTGGCCCGTAATGCGGATCACTGCTAGACGCCGATCCGTTCACAAACTCGTAACGGTCGTTCCTGATCGCGTCGGCAATCCACGCGAGCCCTTTGTCCACGTTCACTTCGTAGTGCGCTGGCCACTCAGGCGGGTTCGCGCTGCGTGCGACAAGCTCGCCGAGAGCGTGGATCAAGTCTGGCGGCGTAACGATGCCGGACGGCAACGGCACAGGGTCGGGCGGTGGGGGCGGTGGCTGTTGGATGACGCGAGGCGGGATGGTCTCTGTCTCACTCGCGCCCTCAGCCTCGACGGTGAATTGCGCACCCGTATCCGGATCGTCGAGCAGCAACGCGAGCTTGCCGGTACGGCCGAGATCCGTCTTCGTCGGGCGTGTCTCGATGGTGTTGCCGGACGCCCACTTCCCGCCGTGCGCCGTGAACGTGACAGCGATATCGTCCGCTTGCACGCCATCGCGAGTGACGCTGGCCCACGCATCCCACTTACCATCCGTAACACGTTGTTTCTGACCGTCCACGATGACGGCGGGCAAGTCCTGTGGCGGGTCGTCTTCCGGCGGCTCCTCGACGGGCGGCTCTTCCTCCGGGGGTTCCTCTGTCGGTGGATCTTCGGGCGGTTCCTCGGGTTCCGGGCAGTCTGGGCACGCGCTGAGTATCGCAGGCGGCGCGTCCTGTTTGCCGTTCACCTGATACGATGCGATGGTAGACGGCCTGTTTTGGTCCGCGTACCCGATCCCCAGAAATATCGCGGCCTCCTTCAGGGGGTCATCGTCAACCTTCACGCCGTTGGCCATGATCGACCAGACCTTGTCGGACGGGTGCAGCTTGCGAATTTCAACGGTTGTCATCGCTTACCTCCTGAATTGTCCTTCTTGGCCGGTACCGGCCGCTCGTTTGCCTTGCGCTCTAGGAACGCCTGCACGCGCGGTGGCAACTTTACCCCATGCTTTTCCGCCGCATCCCGGATCAGCGCCGCGCGCTTCGAACATCCACAACCCATCAAGTCCTCATGCGTAGTAGTCACCGCGCGATGCCTGGTGCAGTTGCGCGAGCGTGCCGGTGTCGAACAGCGCGATCGTGTAGACGTTGCGCCGCCATGTGTCGGTCGGATCGCCAACGAATACCTCGACGCGGATGCTCCCCTGGCCTAGCCCCGTCGGCGAATTGGTGGCCACGTCCGTCGGGTCGATACCCGTCGCGATCGAGCCGTCGATCGTACTTGTGATGTCGGCCGTGAATCGTCCAGCCGTTGCCGTCTGGATCACGCTGTTGTAGGTCCAGTAGAAATACTCGTAATCCTTTCCATCGCCGTCCGGGTCGATCAGCAGAACGACCGTGACCTCATCGAGCCCACCGCCGTCCGATCCGGTCTCCGCGATGCCTTCCGAGAGTTGCGGCACGATGATCGTGCGCGGCCGGAGGCGGCTGGTCAGTTTGTGTGACTGGTTGACGATGCGGTTCGACAACTCGAACTCGCTGTCACGGGCACCGAGCCGGGCAAGATTCCGATCCACGTTCACCACACGCTGATCTTCGTCGATCCCGAACGGCGGATGCTGGACCTTGACGATCTGTCCGTACTCGACCCGGTCCTGCGCCCACACGCTGGGGTCACGGCGGTAAAGGTCGATCGGCTTGACGCTGATCCGTTGCTGTGGCACGCCGCGCGATTCCTCGAAACCGTCATCGAGCGCATCGTTCGCTGAGTGCCACAGCGCATTGGAGCCCCGGAAATCGTAGATCGTCTCGACATTGTACGGCCACTGGATCAGTTGACCCGCGTCGAGGATGAAGATCGCGTCAGGGGGATCGTCATCGAGCTCACGGATAATGCGAATACGAATGCGCTTGGCCATGCCCTGTTCGGTGGAGAAACAGTTGATGCCGCCTATACCAATCAGGATGGGTTTACGTTGAGTGCGGATAAAGTTGTTGCGAACGCCCGGTCCACCCTGCTCGGAAATAGGCAGCGTCGGATCAGGCACGATGATCGTCGAAGATCCGTCTCCGACTAAGTCGAGTTCCATTTCGAATCGAACCGACCCGTAGAGCACTGTGACCACAGCCTGGGCACTGAAATATGGATTCGCGAAGGTTGGATAGACGTTCACCCACTCCGATTGAATACCGAACTCGAATGCTGCGACGGCCTGCACCCATGCTGCGCTACCGCCATACTGTGAGTTGTCGTCACCCACCATGTGTTGCGAGTTCAGCACGAAGAATGGCGCGCCAACACCGCCCCAGCGCAACGGAAAACCAGTAGAATCATCCCATTCGACGATGTAGGGGTCCTTGATGAGATTGTCGATTGGCGGAATGTCAGGCCGCTCGATTCGCGCCTCGACCAGTCCGTATGACGCGATACTCGCCGGCCGGTCGAGATACGTAAGCTCGCCGCTCGTGCCGAGACACACGCGGTTGACGCGGAATTGTACGAAGTCGCCGACCTCGAGCGTGTCGGGATTGTCATCCAGCGTTACGGTCTGGTTGGCGAGACCGGTATCAATGACCAGCCATTCCGCATTCGTCCCGTAGCGCCGGCAGAACAGTCCGTTAAGCTGGTCATCGAACCGGATCGGATCGCCGATCACGTCCGGCAGCAGCGTCACAATGTTGCCCGTGATCGCGCCGACTTCCCAGATCGCGCCCGCCATCGTCTTGTGGATGCCGTCCGTCGCCGCGCCCTGCGGGAAGATGCGATTCGCGAACTCACGCGCATCGACATCGACCGTCAGGGCCGAAAGATTCTTGCGGTAACGGAGGATTGCGGGCATCGTCGGTTACGCGTAGACCGGGGCTTCGTACTCAGGCCCGTAACGCTTCGCGAACAACTGCCACGCACCGAGGGACCGGTTAGCGGCAGTAACGGTTCGGTACTTTGCTCGAAGCCTTAACACCCCAGCGACGATACGATTCGCTGGCGCGAGACGTAACATCTCCCCGGACGAACCGGACCTTGTCGCTTGACCACAGACCCAGCCTTCGAACCCATCGCCTGATCCGAGCGTGGGCGTGGTCTCTATGCTCATGGCGTACGCACCGTTGCCGGACGCATCATCCGGGTCGGCCCAGGCGTCGAATAGCGCCCAGACGTTTTCGTTCTGGCAGCGCCAGTTGGCAAGTACTCCTATTACATCTCCGGCATAACACGGCAACAAGATGTCGGCCGTGTTGGGCATGTTGGCCCAGTTCGTACTGTTGATCGTGCCGCCCGCCCCTCCCGCAGTGTACAGCGGCCCGGCCAGGACAAGGTCACGCAACGTCGATCCATGGTGCGCCGTCACTCCCGCGCTCACCGCGTACGGTGTTACCAGATTCTCCGCTGCTGCGCCGACTGTCGCTGTTGTGGATGATGCGGTGTGCGCGGTGATGTAGCGGAGATAGGGACGGTTGCCACCCGCACCGCCGCGGTTGATCCAGACGGCCAGATGGTTCGTCGCGTCGATGACCGGATAATCCGCAAGCTCGGCCGCCGCGATCGTGCTGTCGCTGCCCGGATCATAGTCCGCTGTCAGCGTCAGAATCGGAAGCTGAAAGTCCCGCACGCGAAGTTCGTTTGCCATGTCTCAGTCTCCGTAGATCGAGCCGTACGCATCGCCCGGCAGGTACGCGACTTCATCTTCCGGCGGAGCCGCCGGTTCGTCCACCGTTACCGGAACCGTCACGCTATCCGTCAAACCGCTGTTGTCCGTCACGGTAAGAATCGCATCGAAGTCGCCCGCCATCCCGTAGTCGTGCACGTAAGGAGATGTGCCGATCACAACAACGCCCGACCCGTCGCCCGGATCGAGCGTGTAAATCAGAATCACACCATCCGCATCGCTGGATCCGGACGCATCGAACACGACGACATAATCGCCGATCGAGAAATCCTGCTCCCATGCGAGAACCGCGACCGGCGCAATGTTCCCGGCGCCGATCGAGTGCACGTAGTTCAGCGCATACAGGCCGTTGCACACACGGCGCACGCTCGATTCCAGTCCATACTCGTCGGACAGTTTCCGCCGACCGGCGCCGCAGTTATCCCACTCGAAATCGACGTCGCCCCGCGTCGTGGTGTCCAGAATTGTACCGGTGATGAAGTAGCCCGGCGCGTAGGACAGAAGGTGCGTCACCTGTTCGGGCAGCGTCTTGCCGTACATCCCGAAGTTGAGCAGCGTATCGCCGCTACGCTCGGTGCGCCGGATGATCCGCGTATTCAGGTCGTACGCGATGGACTCGCATTGCAGGCTGATGACCTGGCCTTCATCGTCCCGGTGCTGCGTGCTGATCCGGGCAATGCGGACTTCCTCCCACGTCAGATCCTCGTACACGACGCGGAGCACCTTTCGCACGAGCAACGCCTCGGCCACGCCGTTGTGCTCGTTCCGGGCCGACACACGCGGCACGGTGAACGCCATCGTTTCTTCGCCGCCGACTTCGCGATGGTCCGGGATCTCCGGCGTAAACTCCGGGATGAACAGTTCCCGCTCGCCAGCGTTCCCCATGATGTCGGTCCAGAGTTCCAGCCGCCGGACCGTCGTGATATTGATGATCTCCTCGGGGCACGGCGGCGTCACGATGATGATGCAGATTTCGTAAGGCGTTTCGAGACAGCCATCGCTCGCGAACACCTGAATGATCACGTTTCGCGCGCCGCCAATGCCCGTCAGGTCGACATCGTAGTCCGTGTCCGGCAGGATCGTTCCGAGCGCGAACAGTGGCAGGTACGTATCCCCGCCATCGATCGAGATGCGGGCGCCGTACTCGATCGGATCGCCGTCGGGAACGATGGACGGATTGAACCGCAGCACGGTTGTTCCGCCGCTGATCGTTTCGCCGTCGAGCGGTGTCACAATGACCGGCGCCGATGGCGGTTCGTTGTCCGGGATCACGAACGCCACGGACTCGCTGACCAGTGTCGAGGAGTCCGCGTATGTCAATGTCACTCGCGCGATGTAGTCGCCGGGCAGGAGTTGCGCGGTGTAGGCCGTGATCGTGTCCGTGATGACCAACAGCGGCGTGATGGGAGCCGCGAAGCCGGTGTCGTAGGCGTCGGCAATCTCCCACAACGCCGCGACTATGCTCGACGTATCGAAGAACAAAGGCAGTGTCAGGAACACGACATCGCAGACCACGACGGCCTCGGGCGTCACGTCGTCGGGTATCTCGAACGGGACTTCGTCGCACTCGTCCGCTGTGATCTGGTCGATTGCCAGGCTCCAGAACTCGCGGAATCCTACATCGCCCGCGAGCGAGTTAGGCGTATGCTGCGAGACGAAGCCGGCATAACCGCAGTCCAGCACGACCGGGTTGTTCGCGTTGTCTTCCAGGTCAATCGTCTCGTTGATCTCGGCCATGAAACCAGCCGGACCAAAGACACGCGCAAGTATCGCTAGACGGTTAGGTGTGCCGATCCGATCCGGCTTCGTGACGTGCAGAAGCACGTAATAAAGCACGTCTCTCCGGGCACAGAGCGGCGCAATACCCACCAATGCGCGCCAACTCGCGACGACAAGCGGAACTGGCTCTGATTCTTCCTGCGTGACGCCATCGGGCTCGGCGACGATCACGACCTCGAACGCGCTGTCGAGTGAGAGGCCGACCTGACTGCACTGGAAGTATGACAGCGCTTGCGACGACTGGCCGGTGCTGACATATGCCGCGATGCCAACCTGATCCCCGCCTGCCTTCGTACCGCCGAGCAATGCGCCGATGCCGCCCTTGGAGTGTTCGAAGGCGTGCATTCGCGAGCCCTGGTTTCCCGCGCCGTCCGTCGCAAGGCTCACGGTCCCGGTAACGATTACCTCGTCCGCGATGGCGTCTGGCGAGAGCGATGGCGGAACCAGTGCGGCCAGATCGTGCCCACCGATCGCGCCGTATGTGCCACCGCTCGCGAGCCACTGCGCACTTGTGTCCCAGAGCGCACCCTGCGAGTTCGGCGGACCGACTGTGTTTCCAACGGCAGGGAACCAGTGTGTCGTTGAACCGATGCGGAATCCCGGATGCTCGACTTGCGACCCGTCCGACAGCGTGAATCGGAGCGAGTAGAAACCGGCGCCAATCGCGTCCGCGTCAAACGTCGATCCGCTCGTGAGCCCTGATGTCGTGAGCGTTGCCCACGTCCAGCCGGAGCGCGGACCGAGCGCCGTCGCGATCTCGATCAGAGTAACGGTGCGGCCGGGGACGGTATCGCTCCAGACGAGCGGGACGGTTGTGCCCGTGACCGGCTCACCGAACGCGGGCGATGTAACGATAAACGACGGCGGCGATGCGGTTGCGGGTGTCGATCCGGTCGCCAGTGTCGTGAACGGAATCGTCGGCGTGTACGGTTGCCAGCCTGCCGCGGTGCGCACCCTTGCGCGTACGATGTAATTGGTCAGTTGAGCGCCGCCGGTCCAAACGTTCACGAAGCGACTTGCGCTCGCGTCTGTCGCGTCGAGAATCGGCGACGCGAACGATGTGTCCGCGGCGGCCGAGACCTGGATCTGCGTTTCCAGGAATGTGGTGTTGTTCTCGATGGAGAGTGTCGCGCCGACGTCCGTAATCGCCTGCACGCGGAGCACGGCATCGCCACTGCCATCCGAAACGGCGAGCGTGTACTTGCGGATGACGCTGGATGAGCCATTCCAGTACATCACCCGCATTTCGGCCTGCGTCCAGTCGATTCCCTCGCCGGCGGCGGTCGGCGTGTAGCGGCGGAATATGGGGCGAAGCGTCAGGGCGACGGGATCAAGGAGTGCGACCAACCCACTCGTATCCGCATCGTTCCCGAACGAGACCCAGTAGACACCGTTTCGGTAGGTCAGGCCCTGCACTTCCGTCGATGTTACCGGCGAGTCAACCAAAATGCGATCGACGTACGTCAGCGTTGTCAGGTCCCAGCGGTCAATCCCTAGTTCCGTGACGCCCGCGACCAGCCCGGCTATGTAGTTGTTATCCGTGTCGATCGCGTAGCCAACAGCGGCAAAAGCACCCTGCGCATCCGTGTCCTGCTCGGCCACGCGGGCCAGTGTGTCGGCATCGTAAACGCCGATGTAACTGGTCGCGCCGATGTCGGGGAAGTTGACGAGCGGTGTGTAAAGCAGACCGTTGTGATATGCTCCGTCACCGACGTGGTTGGGTGCGTTGGTCAGTCCCGAAAACGGGCTGCTGTTGATCGTTAACTGCGTTAGCGCGCCGTCGCGACGGCGAATGGCCCCGGTATCGAACGTGTACTCGATTGTGCCATCGGTGGCGATGCCCTGATGGTCCACGATCGTGCCGAGTTCGGCCGTCTGCGTGACGCTGTACAGATTGTAGAACGCCAGAAGCTCGGCCTGCGTGTCCGCTATCTCCTGGTCTGTCGCGTCAACGAAAATGATGATCTGCCCGAGATGGCCCTTCCATTGCGACGAGCCGAACCCGTGCCCGCCGACACGCATATTCGGGCCGTCTGCGCCAATGGTCGCGGGCGGGCTTGGTGATCCGCTGTTATCTAGAACGCCATTGATGCTGATGAGCTGATCGCCCAGTGCCCCGTCGTAGTGTCCTTCGATGAGCATGGGCATGAGAGGCGCCCAGAACTTATCGCCCTCCTGCCCGACGATGGTTGTGCTATTCGTGGACACGAAGAAAGACGGGCGGCGGGTCGGGGTGGCAATGTGCAGATTCCATCCGCGATCGCCAGAAGCGTCTCGTGCGATGATCCCGTGCGATGATCCCGAGGCGATATCGTAGTCCGCTTCCGCGATCGCGAAAATCGTTATCCGGGATTGGCCGGTGAAGTCACCGACGCCAGCCGCGGCCTCAAAAAACTGGTTGGCGCCGCCGGGGAAGTAGATGGTGGGCTTGCCGTTGAGACCGATCGTTCCCGCCGGGACGAGGACCGGGCCGGCCGCCACAGCCGGCGCATCGAAACCGTTCGGGCCGGAGTCGATGAGGATGTCGTTGTCCTCGTCGAAATCCGCCGGGTCGTAGGCGAGGTAGAGATTGGGAGACGAGAGCCAGATCGGCACTCAGCCCCGCTTCTTGACGTAAGTCGCGATCGCGCTTGCGGGACTGCCGGTCACGGCAAGCGATGGCGGCGTGCTGCTGGGCGAGGACGTCGAGTAGTGGAGCGGGTCCAGCCAGGGAAAGTCGCCGGTGATGGCAATGTCGTTGTCAACCACGCCGTCGATCGATAGTTGGATGTTGTTGCAGTCGATCTCCAGCGTCTCGCCCGCGCCGACGGTGACGATGAGACTGAGCCGGACAATCTCCGCACCGCTGCCGCTCGTCAGGATGATCTCGGGATTCGTGACCGGGCCGACGATTTCGATGAACGGGAACGACGGGATATTGTCGGTCGGGCAAGCGGTCGCGCCCGCAGTGAAATCGATGACGGTATTGCTGGTCGCGTGCGCGACGGCATCGAGAAGCTGGAACGTCCACGTCAGGTGTGTGAATTTCTGCGTCTCGGCCGGCGCCATCGGCGGGATCGGTCCGCGCACCAGAACAGCGGTCCACGCCCAGCCGGGATCGGTCGAAAGCCCGATCTCGACTTCGCGGCGCATGCACCGCCATTTGAGTTCCGCGAGATTCGTCAGCAGCGTCGCATGATCGACGGCGCGGCCGTAACCGATCCAGTCAATGAACCGGTCCCGGCCCTGTCCTTGGCCGATCCGCGACAGATGGACCGCACCGTCCCGCCCGCTGATGCGCGTGACCGGGTAGTCGAATTCCATCGCAGACCGGATGTTTGGCCAGTCGCTCGTTACGAAACCGATCGTCGTCGTGTCGAGGCCGTCGATAAGCGCGCTCACGGCTGCACACCCCGGCTTCGCCGATAGTCGGTCAGCGCCTCGCCGGCGGTGTGGTTCACGCGGCGACGGAACAGCCCGTCATAGATCCCGGCCGCGATCCCATCGCCCGCCTGGCGTGCTGTGGCGACGTCGCGCACAGCGGGTAGGTTCATGCCGGATACTTCCACGGTCAGCGATGCAATCGTGATGGATGTCTGCGAGGTGCTCGTCGCCATCGACGCGCCCGTGACGGGAATGCTGCGGCCACCGAGCGCGGCAAGAATCAGCGGCTGGAAACGGGCAATTATCGCAGTGTCGTACGCGATCGTGGTCAGAACACCGATCATGACCGCGGCCTGCACCGTCGTGATCTCGTTCCGTACGGTGAAGCCGGCCGGACCTTCGCCACCCGCCAGCCCGTCGGCCATCGCGTCCGTTGAATCGTCGATGTTCCGAAGGATCTGCTTCAGTTCATCGCCGGTCAGTTCCCCGAGCAGGGACGGGTCGAGAGTTTCGTCCAGTATCCCCTTGGCGATCGCGCGTTGGGCATCCTCCAACGCACGGCGCCCCTGCGGTGTCGTCGGGTCAGCACCAGCGAAAAACTTCTGGAATAACTCGGGCGCCTGCTCGGAAATAATCGCGAGTTCCCGGCGCGCGCGTTCCTCTGGCGAGTCCTCGCGGTCGAAGATGGCCGCCTCGAAGTCGAGACGTTCACGGATGCCGTCGGCGGTGTCGGCAAAGGCCAGCAGGTTGTCCGTTGCGATCCCGACGGCTTTGGCCAAGGCTTCCAACCCCTCGGCGGTGATCATTCCCTTTTCGTCGAAAAGAGTAATGCCGAGTTCGTCGGCAAGACGTTTCATATCCTCGAAGCTCAGGCCCTGCTTCCTAAACTCCTCGACCACAGCGCGACCGCCCGCGCGGAATATTCTGCGCCCCGGTCCGTGCTCCTGGGTTGACCGGAGATCATCCAAGGCACCTCGATCAATCGCGTTTTGAATTGCTGTCTGTGCGGCTGCAAGGTTCCCACCGGTCAGGGGCGTATTCTTCAACTGATCGGTCAGGCGTTGCAGTGCGGCCACGTTCCGTTCAATTGCGAGACGCAGTGCCTTTTCTTCGGGCGACTCGCCGAAGAATCGCTGAGCGAGCGCGCCCGCACCGGCTACGATCGCACCAACAGCTGAAAAATCGAACGTCTTGAAGTCGAAGCCGCCCTCCAGCGACTTGGCGATACTCGCCGCAGCGCCCACGATGTCGGTGATTGTGTCCAGGAACTGCGCGGCCTCGTCGTTCAGAATGCCGAAGTTCCGCGCCGTGTCGATGACCGACCGGCTGAGTTCCTGCATGCCCTCGATCTGACGGCGGAATTCCCGCATCTCACGATTGCGGCGGTCCTCGGGTGTGTCTGGCTTTTCCAGTTGCCTTGTTACCTCGTCGGCCAACTCCTGCCGGCCCTCACGCCGCAATCGTTCGATCTCTTCGACGAGCCCCAGGTTGAACATGCGGGCGGCCAGCTCGCCCTGATGTTTCCATTCCTCCTCGTCGACGACACCCTGCGCCAGCAACAGATCGAGATCCGCCATCCGGCCTTCTAGCGCGGTCAGGAACGGCTGTACGATCGCATCGGCCTCGATCTCAGTAACGCGCTCTTCGATATCCCGGATGAGCCGATCGGCGAGTTCCCAGTTCTTCGTTGTGTCGTCGACGTTATCGCGAAGAATGCGGGCCTGCTCGGCAAGCTGGCGCATGTCGGCGACGACGTTCGGGGACGGGGCCAGTTTCGAGAAGTCGGCGAATGATTCCTGCAATTCGGCGAGTTCCCGCGATTCCAGGATCGTGCGGCGGATCCCGTTAACCATCTTTTCGAATTCGCCGCCGATCTTGCCACCCGCCTTGACGTACGCATCGACCAGCTTCTGCAACTCGCGAAGTTGGAGCTGCGTTGCGTTCATGGTCGCGGCGGCAAGCTGGTCCTGGAGTTGCTCCTCGATCTTCAGGCGTTCCTTGGCCAACTTCTCGGCCTCTTCGCGGAGCTTTTTCGTCGTCGCGCCCTCGCCCCGCGTCTCGGGTATCTCGCCGCCCAATGCAAGCGCACTCATGCGCCGCGCGAGTTCGATGGACGCCTGCGCTTCGGCCCGCAGGTTCGCCGCTTCCTCCCGCGTGGCGGTCACGTGTTCCCGCAACTTCCCCGCGACACCATCGGCACCAATCGCGTCGAATAGGCCAGCGACCCCGCGAGCAAAAGCGGCGTTAGCTTCGAGCGCGACCGACATTGCGCCGGTATAGCCACTGACGAGAAACCCGGAGACGGCCTCGATGCCCGTGAGCAATCGGACCAGGACTTCGAGCAGTGTCGAGACGGACCGGCCGAACCGTGCGGCCATACCGCGCGACGCCTCGAGGTCCTCGGTAAGGATGCGGGCGGCCTGTGACAGGATATCCATCGTGCGAGCGCCGCCCAGCGCTTCCAGCACGATGTTTCCTAGCGCGCGGCGGAACGCCTGCGATGCCTCTGTCGCACCAGCGGTCCGGTCCTGCAATTCACGGAGCGATCCGGCGGCCTTCTCGTAGTTCAGCGCAAGCTGGACTGATTCGCGGATCAGATTGGAAAAAGCGCGGATGCCGCGAAGTGCTAGGTAACCGCCAATAATCGCAAACAGCGCACGTCGCCAGCCTGTCAGCGCCAGAATATTCCGGCGTGCCCCGTCCTCTGTGCCCTTAAACCCTCTGATCGAATCGACGACCATCTTGCGGAACGCACCCGACAGCGTGGTAACATTGCCGGTCAGATTCTTGACGTCCTTTTCGGCGACATTCTTTAGCGAACCCGATAGCGCGATGAATTCCTTGTTCGTCAGGCGGCCGGTCTGGCCAAGGCGCTCGATGCCCTTCAGGATGGTCCGGTCGAACGCGTGCGCGGCCTCGATGCCGGCCTTCTCCCACTCATCGGGCTTGATCATTCCACGGGCTAACGATTCCGCGGCATCGCCGGACTGGAGATTAAACGCCTCTTCCGCCTGCTTGATGATTCGCTTTGCGAAGTCGCTGCCCGCCTTGGTTGTGCGGCCCACATCCTCGATGGATTTCGACAACCCGAGCCCCATCAGCCTGCCCGGATCGTCTCCGGCACCGTCGCGCACACCCTTGGAGAATGCGGCTCCTGCCTGACGGCCAGAACTCTCCATTCCCTGCGTGGCCTTGGCGCTCTCCTTCTGCAATTCCTGCGCGGCCTGCTGGCCCGCCTTCTTGGCCTCTTCCTTGATCTTGTTCAGATCAGACACGGCGCGGCGTATGTCGAACGCGGCCGGGATGAACAGTCCGGGGGGCATGTCAGACGGTCAGGTCGATAGTGTTTTCGCCCGACCCACTAACGATTGTGGCGAAATGCTTGATATGGGCCGAAACCTGAGCGTCTTTTTCGAAGATCCGTGCAAGCACCGGCTGGTTCGTGACCGGGCACATCGTCCAATGCGTGAATCGCGCGTCGTTAAGTAGCGCGCGCATTGTCAGCCCACCGTGTCGAAAACCGCACCGGCTGCAATCGTCGACAACGACGCCTTCGACAACATCGTAATGCTTCATATTCATTGACATCATCCCCCCGATCGGAATTGCTGGTTTACCTGTTCGACGCGGGATTGCAGACGCTCCCTAGCGCGATTGACCGCCGCGTGGATGACCGGCCGCGGAGCGATCTTTCCGCGCCCCTGATCGAGGACCAGCAGCAGCGGCCCACCCTCACGCGGCGCCTGCATATTTGTGTATGCGTGCGCGACGACGCGATCAGGCTCGACCTTGTAGGACGGTTCGCTCTTGATGGATTTTATGAGGGGGCCACTCGAGTGCGGTGGGTCTCCCGGCTTTGACCGCTTCTTGGTAAGCGGGATCGCGTCGCGCAGTTCGGCCGCAATCATCTCCGCGCCCAGAACGGACAGTGCACCGGCCTCGCGGATCAGCACGTCCATAGCGGCCGGGATGTCGAGTTCGAAGGTCACGCCCTCAACCATTGTCGGCCAACCATTCCCGCACCCAGCGAGCGGAGAAGGGGCCGCCAAAGCACCTGAACGTCGCGGCGCGAATGCGGCCGGGCAGGAAGCGCCAGGGCATGCGAGCGGACCACGCATCGTAGGCCGTCAGCATCGCGACGCGGACGGCGTTGGGGGAGAAGCCAGCGCGGCGGGCGCGCGCATCAGCCGCTTCAGCGAGCACTATCTGGCGCTGTGCGGCGAGCAGCTTGGACACCCTGCGGCGGCGTCTCATGCGGCGAACGCGTCCTCGACCTCGTTCGAATCGCCGCCGGGGTGGCCCAACTCGAAGGCGTGCAGTTGCTGCGCGAGATCCTGGTCCTCGAAACTCATCGGCGGCACCCGGAACCGGGCTTCCCACATGCGCAGCAGAACGCCGAAACCGGGATCTTCGTCTTTCTTGTCGGGTCCACGCTGTTTCGTGGCGCGCTGAAAACGGGCCGGTCCGGTATCGATCAGGGCGGTGAGGATCCGCGCCTCATCTTCGGCCGTGACCTGGTCCCACCAATCGGGCGCCTCCTCGGGCAATGCCGCACGGCCCGACGGCGATAGCGCGTTCGCCAGACAGCCGCGTGTGTGCAGCTCCCATTCGCGCTCGATGTCATCGGCTAGTTGGTCAAGGGCGCGGCGAGCTTTCCAGCGGCGCGTCTCGGATTTTCTGAGTTCGATTTCCGTCAGGCGATCGGCAAGTAACGAGCGGGTTGCCTCATGTCGCGCCAGCCGGACCATCGCCGCGCGGGAACGCGACGTTATTTCGACGAGCTGGCCGGCAATGCGGACCTGGACCGGTGTGCGATACTGCAACTGCCACGAAGCGAGCTTCTGATCGTCGTCGACCTTCCGAAACCCACGCTCCCAGACGTGCCAGAGGCCCTTGAGATAATCCCAGCGGATCCATGCCTCCGTGGGATCGTCGATCGAGAGCCGAGCCAAGACCGCCTCATCTTCGGGCGCGAACTTCTCGTCCGGCTGGAACTGGATGCGCAGCATATGCTCGCGCTTCGCGCACGCCTTTTTGACGTACTCGTAGGTGATGGGGTACGGCACGGGCTGCCGTGTCCGCACCCCACCGGCCTGACGAAACGCCTCACCGAACGGGACCTGCTGTTCTGACATTCGATCAGGACGCGAAGATGTCCGTGATCTGGAACACGGGGTCGGCGGCCGGCTTGAGAATCCGCCACGTCGCGACCGGAACCATCCACTCCGTCGACGCCATGTTGAGCGGGCCGACGTTGACCAGCTTCGTCCGGTAGGCGTCGATGCGGCGCGTGCTGCCGAGCGGGCCCGGTCCCTCGGCGTAAATGTGGCGCTCGGTTTCGCCGATTTCGTTCGCGTTGAATTCGAGGACTTCGTCCGTGCCAAGGCTCAAGTCCCCACTGAACGCGGTATCGACGATGCCGAACATGCGCTGAATGTTTCGCAGCGAGCCGTCGATCCCGCTGATCACGATGTCCATCCCAACCTGTGGGATGCCCGTGTCCTCGACCAGCTTGCTCTGCGCGGAGAGCAGGTCGACGGTCGTAACATTCATCTGGATCTGGAACCCGTTCTGCTGGGTCCGGCCGAGCGGCGTGTCGACGGCCGAGATCACCAGCCCCACGACGGCCAGCCCGCGCACGAATGCGTTGGATGTCACTGCCATTGTCTCTTCTCCCGTTCAGATGGTCGCGCGTTTCTGGGATCTCGCGTACCGCTTGCCGGCACGCTTGGCTACCTGGTACAGGTAGCGCTTGCTCGGCAGTCGCACGCCTGATGTGCGGCGGCCAGAGTCGAACACCTCGAACACCTGCCAATCCTCGCCATCGTTTCGCACGAGGATCACAACCTGGATCTCGACGCGCTTGTCGCCCGAGCCTGTTGGGCCATTGCGCGCTACGTCTTCCGCCTGCCGGACGGCGTTCGTGAATGCGTCCTCGTCATACTCGATCTCGACGATGTTCTCTTTCGGCACGACAACCGGCGCCTTACGCTCGCGGATGATGCGGTCGAGAAAGCTCATGCTGGCGCAATCTCCCATAGGTGGCGGCGTCGGATGAAGAACTCCTCCTGCGGATCGCTGGAGTCGACCAGCCGACTCGACACATGAATTCCGAGCGTCGCATCGAACCACGTCGCGGCACCGCCACGGCCGTCGGTCAACGCCGCCATCATCGCGTTCGAAGCGGCGTATAACTGCGCCAACTGATTGCGCCAGACCCAAAGGTCCGACTGGATCAGCAACAGTTCCGGATTCTCCGTGAGCGGCTGCTGGTCCACGCGGAACCAGGTGACGCGCGGCAGATTGTCCTCTGCGGGCTTCGCCAGCAGTTCGTGCGGCCAGCCGCGATAGAGGCGTACTTCGTTATTCGCGTCGACCCCGATCGCGGCGGCGAAGGCGGGAGCGGCCTCGAGGCGCGCGGCCCATGCCTGATCGAGTTCCGTGAGCGATGGCGTGATCATGAGGACGGCGCGGTAAAGTTTTCGATCGTCTCCGATACCTCGCCCTGCCAGCCGCCACGACGACCCCAGTCCTTGCAACGTTCGACAACAAATCGCCGGCCGATTTCGGTTGCATCATTGGCCGTCGTGATCTGTACGCCATTGCCCTGCACGAGACCGATGCCCGAATTGCCGAACGCCGGATAACGCCCTTCCGCCATCTCGCCGACAGGCTCCTGCGACAGCCGGCCGGGGCCGAGTTGCAGATGGAACGGCACATCCGTGTCGAGCAGCACCCAAAGGATTTGCTGCTGGCCGTATGCGTCCTTTGGCTGGTTCGTCTTCTCGTACGTGGACACCTTTGTCCCGTGACGCTGGATGATGCGGCGCACGCTCATGCGAACACCGGATCCCGCCAGCCCAGCAACCACGCGAGCTCGGATTCGCTCAGGTCGGCCTCGGTGAACCGCGTGTAGTCATACTGGCCCAACGTTTCGCTCTTGAATTCGCCGGACTCGATCGACTCGAAGCGACGACCGATCAGGTTAAAAACGTGGCCCTCGATATCGCCTGGCAGGCCATCGACATCCCAGCCCTCCATGTATTCCGTCACGTACTCGAAACCATTTCGCCAGACGTAGCCGCCGAACCGTTTGAGCCACGCGTTCCGGGCACTGCGCCGGAGCTCGTATCCGTCCGCAGCCGTATCGTCGAGCACGGTCACGAGCAGGCCGGGCGCCTTTTGCTCGGTCACGTCGACGACTTCCGCGCTGCCCGTCACGTAGGGCAGGGAATTCAGCGCGAGATCCGGTATGCCCTGGCCGATCAGGTACTCGATCTTTTCGCGCGGCAGACCCCAATAGCGGTTGGTGATCGTGCCTATCAGGGCGACCGCGTTGTCGACCAGTTCTTGCAGGAGCACGTCCTGCGACAGATCGGAAAGCGAGATTCCGAGGCGCGTCTTCACACGGGGGAGCGAAATCACTTCTTGGCCTCCCGGTCACGCCCATCGCGGCCGCGCTTGACGGCGAGACGCCACGCACCTGATCCGCTGTCTGGCTTGTCTCCGACGTCCGGGTCACGCTGCGCAATCCAGATCGAGCCGCCCCACGTGACCGAGTCAGCGCGCTCGTATTGCGTGGCATCCTTCCATACGCCGCGGTCCAACAGGTTCGGGATCTTGAGCGTGTGGCCGCCGAGCTTGAGCGTGCGCTCGCCATCCCATTCGAGCGTGTTGAACCATTCCGTTGTCACGTTCGCGACGGCCGATTCCACGGCGGCCTTGATGTCCTTCGCGTCGATACCGTCCCGGCCGTCGCGCGCATCTTTGCCATCTTTCCCGTGCTGGCCGTCCTCACCATCGGCGCCGACAACACGCCCGACGCTCAATTCGCGACCGTCCGATAGCGTGAGGATCAGGGCGGCGTCCTTGATGCGCGCGCTCGATACTCCGACGCCGTCTTTCCCATCGACGCCATCCTTGCCGTCCTTGCCATCGACAGCGTCTTTCCCGTCCTTGCCGTTGAGTCCATCCGCGCCGACAACGCGGCCGAGATCGTGTGCGGTGCCGTCGGTCAATTCGATGGCAAGCTTGCTGTCCTTGAGGCGCACGTTTGCGATTCCAACGCCATCCTTTCCGTCCACACCATGCTTGCCGTCCACGCCTGCGGGACCGGGTATTGTTGAGCCCGCGCCCTTCTCGCCCTTCTCGCCGCGCTCACCCATTTCTCCGGGTGCGCCTTTCTCTCCATTCGCGCCGCGCTCGCCGGGATCACCCTTTTCGCCAGGGGGGCCATTCTCGCCTTGCGGACCAGCCGGACCGATTTCGCCCTTTTCGCCTTGCGTCCCCTGTTCACCGATTTCGCCCTTTTCGCCCTTCAGCGTTGCGCGTAACTCGCGCGTGACTTCCGCCACCTGGAATGCGACGGTCGATTCGACCAGAGCCTTGATTGCGCTCGCAAACGCGTCCGGATTCATTGCGCCTCCAGCAGCTTCGTTCGGAGCGCCGTATCGAATGCGAGCAGGCGCATGTTTGTCGCGGTCACGAACGCCGCGCGCTCTTCGTCCGCGTTGTCGTCATCGTTCGGCTGGGCAGGCGGCGGGGCGGAACCGGTGGACGTCGACGCAAACGGATCTTCGCGCGCGTCCCTTCGGCTCAGTGCTTCGATGCCGTAGTTCTGATGCTGCATGTAGACGGTGCCCCCGCCGGGAAGCGGCGACTCGTTGACCTTCTTGCGCGCACCGTTCGGCGTGTAGAGTCCGCCCCTGATGCCCTCGACCAGCGTCTTGATCTGCGTCGCCGAGTCCATGCGAAGCAGGCCATCGAGATCCAGTTCCACACCGAGGCGGCGCCTCGGATTGCCCACGGAAGTGTCCAGACCCAAGCCCTCGTCCATGCACAACTCCCACTGCTCGATGTGCGATTGCAAGCAGTCGGAGTAGTAGATCTGGTTCGCGATTTCGGCGCTCTGGTTCGCTGGAAGTGGGCCGCTGCCGATCTTCCACGGGGGGACATGGAACGCCGAGCACACGGTTTCAGTGGTCCATTTCAGTTGTTCGATCAGTTGCGAATCCACCGCGGTCATGCGTAGCGGCTCGAATGACAGGCCATTTCCCAGCACTGCGACGCGACCGGACTTCTCGCCGCCGTACATCGCGTTCCATCGTTCGGCCAACTTCTTCGCCGTCGGGTCGTCGATGGTGCCGGGCGCGGTCAGGATGCCGCTCGGGTTGGATCCGTTCTTGAAGAAAAACGACGAGTTGCGTTCGATATTGATGCCGATGTTTGCCGCCAGTCCACTCGCGAAAATAGGCGAAACGCCCACGAGCGGGTGAAATAGGCAATTGATGCGGTCATGGATAATCTCAGACGCCGGAATGGGAACGGTATCCTGCTCGATCCCGGTGAGATTGTCTGCCTGCAAACTGTAGAACACCGACCCATCGGGTGAGACCATGACCTGCACGCGGGACGGATCGAGGATGTAGAGAGCCCTGACGCCAGTCCGCCCGTCGCGCTCTTTCAGCACGTACGTGTTGCCGTGAATCAGCTTCGACGCTTCCCACCACTCAATAAACTGGATGCGATTCTGGTAGCGGTTGGGCTTCCGGAGAACGGGCGAGAATGCCGAGACTTCCGTCTCGTTCCAGATCCCGTCCGAGTCCAGTTCCATCAGCCGCGGTTGCAGCTTCGCGACATCCGATGCGATCAGCGTGATGCACGCATAGACCGCGTGATGCGCGAGCACAGTGTCGGTTGTCCATTCGTCGTCACGCTGCCACGCGCCGGGGTACGCTTCGCGGATCCACGGCCACCATCCGCCGCGGTTGTCGCTGACGGTCTGGAGATGGCCCTTCGTCCGGGGCAGCGCGTTGAGCACGCTACGAGCGAGACGGACGAGCGCATTCGCCATCAGCTTTCCGCGCTCATGTCACGACGGCGATACTGGCGTTTCGGCTTGCCGGTGCGTGGCGAGATCTCTGGCTCGGGCTCGACGCTCGCTGTTTCTACTGGCACTGCCGGTTCGACGATGGTGGGCGTGGCTGTCGCGTACTCCGCGCGCTTGATTGCGACTAGCGCCCGCGCGCTGTTCCGGCTGGCATAGAAAACACCGCCCACGGGAATCCCCTGGTACGGTTTCCGGATCACGGTCAGAGCAACCTTGCTCATTGAACCTCGGTCGCGGGGCCAGCAGCATTGCCAGCCCCGCGATTACGGGTGAATTACGATGCCGCCGGGACGCCCCATGTGACGCTGTTCAGGACGGCCACGGCCTGCGTGCGACGCTTGGACCAGTTGATGTACCTGTGTGCCCGCAGTGCGACGGAGTCGGTCTGGTACATTGAGACCACCGTTGTTTCCGTCGGCGTGGAGCTGTCGTGCGACGGATCGCTTGCCATCTCGATCGACGCATCACGCGATGAATCGATCGTGACCACGCCGTCATCGGACAGCCATATTTCCGACGCGAAGACCAGGATCACGGTCGCGGCCGGGACATAGTTCGACGTGATGACCGGCACGCCGCCGAGCGTTCCGCCGTTCATGTTGAGACCGGGGAACTCCGGCTGGCCGAGCGCGTTGGTCATGAGGCCGGTTGCCATTGCCAGGCCGGGCGGCATCAGGTAGACGGCGCCAGTCGTCGGCAGATTCGCCGCGAGTGCCGTTGCCCAGAGTGCAGCGATGTCGGCACGGACCGCGTCGCCGTCGTTGCCGGTAGAGCCGATGGCGACAACGGCATTCGTGATCGAGGCCGGGCTGACATTGGCGACCGCCGCGACTGCGGGATCCACGAAGTCGGTGTCCATTCGCTCGATCAGGACCTCGGCCAGGCTGTCACGCACCAACGCTTCCGCACTGGGGTTGCTGAACCGTATCAGTTCCTCGGCCAGCGCCGTGAGGACCGCAACCTTCGCGAACCCGTGGTACGTGTCGTTGTAACCGAACTTCGTCACCGGCTTGGCCTTGCCCTGGCCGACCCAGTAACCGGTCCCGCCGACCGTCTGGCCGCGAATGTGGACGTTGAAGGGGATGCGGCGGACATCGGGAATGCCATCGCGACCGAAGCGACCGATGATCGTTCGGGCACGAAGGAACTCGACGAAGTCGCCCGCGAACTGGTTGTATTCGACGAGAGGAAGCGCCCATGTCGCGTCGGTTGTCGTTCCCGCCGCAACAGCCGCTTTCATCTCCATCATGCCAGTGATCAACCTGTTCTGTCTCTGGCCGACACTGGCCGCCGCTTTCAGCACGCGAATGGCGCGCTCCTGCTTCGGATAGTGGGCCTGTGCCAGCGCGAGGGCTTGGGGCACATCGAAGTTCGCCCCCAAGAGGCACATCGCGTACCGAGCGAACTCGATGCCCGGCTCCAGCTTCTCTTCCAGCGCGACGCGGACTTCACGGCCACGGCTTTCGCTTCCGGCCTTGCCGTTCGGCGCCGGGTCGACGGGCTTCGCCTTCTCGATGTTGAGCCTTTCCATGTCCTTCAGATCGACCAGTTCCTCGTCTATCGTCTTGATCTCATCGCGCAGCGTGTCGAACTCTTCCTTCTCGGATTCGTCCTTGCTGCGGTTGCCGTCGTCGCCCGCTTTCTTCGTGATCTCTTCCATGCGTGCGACGTGCGCCGCGCGCTTGGCTTCGTACGCGCCAATGCGTTCCGTGATTGTCATTTTTGCTCCCGGCTTGATAGCCTTGGTTGACCCCGAGTCGCCGGGAGATTTGAAACGAACAAGCCGCCTGCCTGTCGCGGCGCGGGATTGTTCGTCGAATTGCTTGATGGTGGTGATCGTGGCGTCCGCGTTCGCGGGAATTGTGACGGCGGAAAGCTCCAGCATTTCCCATTTCAGAAAATGAACTCCGAACGAGCCCTTGATTGACTCGGATTCCAGGTCATTGAATCCAATCGACAGGCCTCGAACCAGCCGCTTCTTGATGCTCTTCCACACGAAGTCGAGAATGTCCTTCAGGTGGCCGGGCTCGTCGTCGCGCTCGATCTGGATGCGGACGGGAATGCCCTTGGCGTTCGGCTTGGCCCACACGACGTTGCCAACAGCGGTATCTCCGACGAAGGCATCTTTCCCGTGCTGCCACTTGAAAGGGACCGGAAGGTCAATGACCGCACCCATCGGCTCGACGATGTCTTCCATGCGATCAGTGCGCGGTGTCGACGCAATGCCCTCGATGATGCGTTTCTCTTCATCGATTGCCTTGAACTCGATAACGCTCCATGCGCGGTTCATCACGGCGCTCCGATGAAGTGGATCTCGTATTCAGGGGCCTGCCACTCGCCCGTTGCGATCGCGTCGTTCCGGGCCTCCCATGAGAGCACGGCGGCTTTTACTGCGGAGATTTCGTCAGGACTGTCGGCGCGCTCTTTGCGGAGCGTCCAGAGCGGGCGGTCCTCGTCATCTACCAGATTGGTATTCTGCTTGTGCGCGTTCGCGATGTGTTTCTCGAAGAGCGGGTCGCCGGAGTGGGACATTTCCTCGGCTGTGATCGCGCCGGTGAAAGAGCGGACCGCGTATGACATGTGTTTTGGCCGGATGGCAAACCACTCGTGAACCCTTTCTTTGCCGTAGCGACCAACCCACTCGGCTATCAAGCCTTCCCACGATGGCGGGTCCCCATAGAGCTTACAGACGTGCCACCGCTCAAACGCTGCGGTGACAATCAAATCGATTTCTTCGGCGGGGTCCCATTCGCGTTGATTCGACGGCTTCTGCCAGATCCCGAGCGGCCACTGATGGCCTGTTTCCACATCGGTCGCGATCAGGGCGGGGGACCCATCGAAGCGGTGACCTTGGAAGCCCAGTGAGATTGCGGCGCCGTCGGCGGGCACGAAGCCGCGCCGGGCCAACTTCCGCCACTGCTCCAGATTGAAAGCCCGGCCCGACGACTGCACGAGCTGGTTCAGCCAGACGCGCCTCCAATAGGCTTTGTCGTTGTCCGGCTCGTTGTACGATTCACTGATGCGGCCGATGTCCGACCATTCCGCCACGTACGGACCGGACGCCTCTATCACGGCTTCGCGGCGCTCCTCTTCGGAGTCGAGGTCCCACTTGTCGGACGCCTGACGGTGGAAGAAAAAGAGCTTGGCCTGATCCGACCGCCCCTTTTCGAGTACTTCCAGCGCGTACTCCATGGTCTGCTCGGCCACGGAACCAGCGCCGGGCTCTGGCGCGGTCGTCGTTTCCAAAGCCCACGGATCCGCGAGCGGCCGCTTCGCCAAATTGTTCAGCATGACCGTCCACGCCTTCTTCAGCTTCTCCAAGACGAGTCGATGCGTTTCATCGGCGTGCTGAAAAGTCGTCCGGGCACCGTCGCGGGCGTTCGGAGATGCGGACACGGCTTCGGCCCGACCATCGCCACGAAGGCGCATGATCCGGCTCAGGCCGATGTCGAAATCGGCGCCGGCGGGGACCTGCTCGAGGATTCGCCGGAGAGCGCCGTAGGCCAGTTCTTCCGTCTGCTCTTCGGTATAGGCGATCATGGGGATGTACGGATCGGTAACCGGGACCGGTACCGGCTGCTGGACGCCACGGACAGACTCCCAGCCGCCACAGCGGACCGGGCCATCCGGGTGCAGTTCGGCCGCGGCGATCCAGGCGGCGATTTCGGTCTTTGTCGAGCCCTTGCGGAGCGAGAGCGCGCAGCGGCGGAAGCGACGACGGCCGGCGCGCGGGTTCTTCGATCGGCTGATCACCCGCCCTTTGCGAGACTCCAGGACCGGCGGTTCGACCTCGTACATCCGGTAAATCCACGCCTGCAATTCGTCAGAGAGCGAAACCGGCTGGCCCAGCAAATCGCCCGGTCCGTGGCACAACTCGGCCTCGATGAAGTCAACGACGTGCGGGCCCAGTGTGGGCCATGGCTGGTCGTCGGCAGGCGGGCACATGATGCGCGAAAGGCTCGACTTCGGGGCCGCGATCATGAGACCTTGAGCACCGAGCGAGGATCGACTCCGGAGTCGGCCTTTGGCTTCCGGCGATTCTTCGTCCGCTCGGCCGCGCTCTCGCCTTGATCGATCGACCACTGCAGCCGGTACCGGTCGATCGGCGACAGGCCGAAGCGGACTTCCTGATGCCGGATCTCGGCGGCGGCGGCGATGAGCTGGCTGGGACTTTTGGCTGTCCAGCGGATCTGGTGGAGGTCGGCGAGTAGGTATAGACCGCCCTTCATGTCGGCTGCGAGGTACTCGGAAGCCATGGGCGATGTCCACACACTGGACCACCACTCCACGACTCGTGGGTGCCAGCTACCCATTCCCTTTTCCCGCCGCGGCAACGGCGGAACCAGCCCGTTTCGGGAATCCGCCTCGGATGGCAACGTCGCACGGACCGGCGATCGGTTGCGGCGCTGGCGCATCTCGGGCGGCTTGAGTGGACGGGGCATCAGGATTCCTGCCCCCATCTGGCCCCACCGGGAAATCCCGATATCGGGACCATGGGATTTGGACCCACCAAAACGTACGCGGTAAAATCCTCGGCAG